GGTACACTCGATATCCTGTCTTTGCTTGCCTGTTCCTTAGTCTTTTCCAGCATGGCTGGTAGTTTCTTTCTGGCGGGAGTTTCACCGACCTAGGGTATTTCAACGTGTAGTCGATACGCCTACTTGAATTAGCTTAGATTAATCAGTTGTGTTAATTATAACATGAATTTGGTTAATTACTTACCTACGTTAAACCACTTTATATCCCACGGCTAAAGCACATGGGTTTTACTGTGCTTTCCATAAGTTCCTTCTTTGTTCCAGTAGTTAAATTAATAAGAATGGCTAATGAAAGACTTTAATATATATTTCAAATCTAAATCATATACGGATATATTCCAATATCTAGATAAGTTAGTAGAGAGTAATAACTACTTATACTTGGTTAAAAGAGTAAGGAAACCTGAGATTAAGTCTAATACTAGCTCGAGTTTATTGCCTAATTACTACTGGAACTATCAGGTTGATATATCTATTAGAAGGTTAAGGATTACTAACGAACTATTAACTGTTACTAAGAAAAATTATAGTGGATTACCTACATCTATTACTAATTACTTATGGAGTAAAGGAGAAGAGTTCAATCAGATAAGAGAAAGACTTATTAATAGAGATGTTAAAGGATTGATTCTAGATATAGATAGATTTGATATAGGATTATTTAACGATTCGGTAATTAAAGGTAATTAAAGGTAAACGTTAATCGCAGGAGCTAGAGGAAATAATGGTGCCGAACATCATCTTTAAAGGATAAGTTGGACCATCAGGTGTCATAACTTCGTCAAATGAAAGAGTTGTTTCTATACAGGTTGGTGGGACAAGAGTTCCCCCCTTTACACCATAATTATTTGTAACCAATATTACCTTATCGCCTATACATTTTATATCCTTTATTTCTATTGTGCAAGAGTCATATTCCTTTTCTAAAGTAACGGAAGGTCTCCAAGTACCTATATCCTGCCAATTAACAGGAGTAAACTTTGATACCCGATACTCTCTCATTCTCTCAACCCATTTTCTTGCTACTTCTTTTCTGATATTACATTTCTCTTCTTCGGTTAAGGGTCTAAGACCATTTGAAGTTTCTCTAGGAGCACCAATATTCTCGGGGGGTTTTAAGAAACAATCTTCTCGGGGGGTTTTAAGAAACAATCTTCTTCCCCACTCTTTATGTTACTAATAAGATTCTTGATTATACTCCCGTGGTCTTCTTTAACAAAGAAATAAACCTTTATAAAGCATTTCTTAAATCCTCCAATAGCATTCCAGCTATGCTCTTCTCGGGTTATTAATCGGTCTCCTTCAAAGCTTGACCTAAGTACTATGATGTTATAACCAGGTAAATCAGTACCTACGGCAAGAGAGTTAGCCGCATCTTCGGTTAATACATTTGTCCAATCTGTATGATTACCATTTGACCTACTATGACCAATTAACTTATCAACAAAAGAATTTACAAGTGTTCGCTTAGTTAAATCGGAAACTCGAGATGACTTATTCCGTACAGGTGGAGCTTGAATACCTCCACTGGCATTAGAGGTATTAGTACTCTGTGTTTCACTAGAGATACCACTGCAGTCGGTAACAGCCGAGTTATCTCCGATAAAATCAATACTGGGATTATTAATTAACATCAGAGCATCTACTTTCCATCTATTGTTAGCAGGGACTAATACCTCTTCATAGAAGAGGGTTCCAGGGCTTATCAATTCAAAGCTGTCGGGTATAACTAAACCCCTTAATCCACTCTTTGTCTTTATACCATAACCCGTGTCTTTATCCAGATAAGCTCTCCAGTTTACTAATAGAATATAAAATCCGGTTAATCTTTCTAGATTAAGGTCCTGCAATTCTTTACCATAGTAATGTTTTTCTTCATATTTAACTTTAGGTTGGATACGGTTACTTGCAAATAATTCTTTTATAAACTTCTTTAAAGCATTATAAACTGCACTTCCGCCACTTATTATCCCGGCAGCATTTACCTCATTAAGTAAATGTTTGAGGGTAGACCTAGGATCTGTAATAGAGCCATTTACTGGATTATTCCCGTTATATTCTAAGTTCCCCCTTTTTGTACTGATAGCATAAGTAGAATATCCACTTTTAGTATCTATTACGAAGAAGTCTCCTTTTGAACCGAGAGAAGAACTCCTTAATCTAATCTTAATATCAGCAGCTTTAATAATAGCTTCCCCGCATTCATCACTATCATTACGAATATCTTGTTTATTTTCTTCTTTCCTTATCTTTTGTAATTCATCTAAGGCAACTTTAGTCCTTTCTTCTAGATCATTAGTTAGATTAATAGGTTCTTTACCAGCCATACCATAATCACTTACCTCTATATCCATCATGTACCAAGTTCTATCAGACCTAGCTTGAAATACTCTTAAATCTCTAACTATACCTTTAAATGCTGGATTACCATTATCATTACGAAGCATACCAAGAGCCGACCTAGCGTACTTAGGGAAGTGATTTACTTGAGGATTAAGACCATCATGATTCTTTCTTAGATTAATTTCTATCTCCATTTCTCTAGATTCATGAATAGCTACTTTATAGAAAGAAGTGAATTCATGATAAGCGTCTAGATAAGCAGAAAGTTCTCTTAAGGTATAAGCAGAGGAAACATCTGAATCCTGACCTATTAATCTTTGTTCTTGAACTATATTTAATCCACCTGTGTACATATCATAACTATTATCACCTAGTTCAGGACTAGGGCAAGTACCAGGGCAACCATCTCTATCGAACATACCTGCCCTTAATAAATTCTTAGTCATGTATATATCAGGATTCTCCCAAGGTATCTCATCACTAGTTTTAACAGCATTGGGGTCTATTCCATTCTCCCATCCAGCATTAGGAGAGTTATATGGATTCCAATTAGCTCTAGTAACACCCCCTTCCTTGGTATAACCAGTAGCAGGTCTTAGAGCTCTATTATGTGTAGGTATGGTTTTATTCCATAAAGGATTAATAGTATCAGAAGATAAATAGTGTTGCTTACCTTGTCTAGCCCAAGGGACATATTCTAACTTCTGTAAGTTATCAGGGACATCTTCAACTAACTCAGCATTAACAACTTGGGGCTCCTCTTCCTTAGGTTCAGGAGGTTTAAGTGAATATATTCCCCCTAATCCTCCATCTCCAGTAAATGTACCTACCATAGTAATAATAATACTATCAACTCCCATATGTTGAAATATAGGTTGGAATCCTGGTACTTTATGTTTAGCTACATTACTTCTTATTTGGAACTGTAAACCAGGGAGAGCTCCTGGAGTATCCATTCCCCCGTTAGCGGGCATTACTGAACGCATGGCAGGTAATAGAGTAAGGAACCATTCATGGCGAGTAGCGAATTCACTAGAGGCTGGACCATCAGATGAAGGGCAACCGTAGTTCCCTCCATCTCCATTTACTGTATATTTAAACTTTACTCCCCATCTATCAGGACTAGGTTTAGTACATATATTATTTCTAATCTCAGGATTATCAGGTGAAGGTACCACTGGTTCTGGTACTACTGGATTAAGTTGACCAGTTTCTTTATATGAATTTAAAGATTTTCTACCTGCAATACAAGAATCAGCTATTTGAGATAGCTCGGTTTGACTCTGTATTAATTGCTTTACTTGACTTTCTACATTGGGACTATCATTCGACTTTAAAATGGATATAGCTCTATTGATTAAATCATCTAAAGATTGAATATAATCAACCAAATCTGTATCAGGCTTTATTGGTTCTAATTCTTGTACAGCTTTTCTAGTTTCAGTATTAGGTAAAGTTAGTCTACGGAGTAAGTTATAAATTCGTTTTACACTGGCTACACATTTAGCATCGGCTTCTTCTAATTCCGTAAGAGCCTTAGTTCCGTCTAAACATGTTTTCCAGTCTTTCTTCTTTAACTCCTCTAACCAAACATTAAGTTTAGGTAAAGCCTTTTTATCAGTAGTTGTATTTGCTTTTACTTTAAAAGACTCAATAATCTTATAAAGTTCTTCAGCTTCATTAATATAATTTATACTGTCTTCTGCTTTATCTTGAAGAGAATCCTTTTTATCTAATAAGGTTTTACCTAATGAGTTACTAACTAGCTCTTCAGGGGTATAACCAGTATAAGAAGAAGAAGCAGCTAAATGAACTAAGAATAAGTCATACATAGTGTTGAGTAATTCTTTACAGGGTTGACCTGTATCTAACCCAATAGAATCGGTAGGCACTACTTCGCTAATACAAGAATCAGCTATTTGATATAGCTCGGTTCGACTCTCTATTAATTGTTTTACTTGACTTTCTAAATTGGGATTATCATTCGACTCGTAAGTAAAGATAAGTCTGAAGTTTAAAGCGGATATAGCTCTATTAAGTAAATCATCTAAAGATTGAATATAATCAACCAAATCTGTATCAGGCTTTATTGGTTCTAATTCTTGTATAGCTTTTCTAGTTTCAGTATCAGGTAAAGTTAAAGTTAGCCTACGGAGTAAGTTATAAATTCGTTTTACACTGGCTACACATTTAGCATCGGCTTCTTTACTCTTCATATAATTTCCTCTATAAATCCTTTAACTGATTTAATCTTACGAGCATTCATGTAATTTATTTGTAATGAAGCTAGACCTTTGTTACTTATCAATCTATTAACTCGATTAGAACCAGTATCAAATAAAGGGTCATCATTAGTTATAACTGTAGGTACTGTGGCATTACTATAATCATTAAGGAGTTCAAGTCTTAAACTAGCTACTGTTACTAATTCATCTTTAGTAAAGACTCTTATATTTTGATGTTGAAGAAGAATCGATAATAAATAAACTTTATAGTCTGGTAGCTCAGGTAACATCTTTAATAAGTAATTCTTATTATTATCTACAAGAGACCCCCCTGATCTAAGAGGCAAACTTTCTTTTAATGGATTTATCTTTTGAAGGAATGTAAACAAATCTTCATTCATATAAGTTTGATGGATATAAATCAAAAGAACATCCTATTAAATAGGATGCTCTTTGCATAAGTTGGAGGAAAGTTAGGTTTATTTAGTAAGCTATTCGGGTTTTACATAGAATCCAATTATGAAGACTTGACCTAAACCAGCAATATAAGCCTCTATCTCTTCAAAGGTAGGATAGGACTTAAGAGCATCCCACTCTGATTGTTTAAAGTGTTCAGCCCCTTCTTCATATCGATATACACCTACACGGTCCATTGTTACACCTTGCTCTGAAGCATAATGTCGCATTACTTGGATTATTGGACTTGCCATAATATTTTATTAAATAATAGAACTTAAAAGATAAGAATAGATATCTTCAATAATTAAAGACAATCACTTTGGACTTAAGATTTAGAATCTTTCTTAATTATTGAAGATATCAATCTAATTAAAGAGCTTTAACTAGACGGAAATGAGTAGAAGTAGAAGGGGCAGCCCCTCCATTAACAACAGTGAATTGTACGGTATTGCCATCAACAGGAGTAATATTAGCCACTAATATACCATCTCCAGTTCCGGAATCATAACCCATATAAGTAAACTGAGTGAATGGTGCAGGTAGTCCAAGATTATGAGTGACTGTCCAAGTATGGATACCTGCACTAGTTACAGGAGATAAAGGAGCAGTAGTAGAGAAACCATTAGGTGAGATAGGTACTGGAGGAGTATAACCAATAACTACATCATTGCCAACTAAAGTTACATCTATACCTGAATTTAGTTCAGCTAGAACACTTCTAAAGTTTAATGGGTCCGCATCCGCCCCAGTAGGATTAGCTAATACAGGAACCCCAGTACCTACACTAGCAGCATGTGCTCTAACATTAATTTCATTACCACTTAGACTATTTTCAGCAGTAATACCATGACCACCTAGGACAGTCTTAAGGGCAAGAGTAGAACCAGGGGTTAAAGGTAGAGTAGAAGTAGTTAGACTTACACCAGTACCTACCACAGTCACACCAGCTAATGTAGCTTGGAGATATATGTTATTAGCATCACTAGTTACAGCAATACCAGGATTAGTGATAGCAGGAGCAATAGTTCTAAAGCGTAGGGGGTCTGCATCTAACTGACTAGTAGTAGATAGAATTAGCTGACCTGTACCTGGTAAGTTCTCAGCATGGGCTCTAACATTAACTTCATTAGTAGAAGTAGAAAGTTCGGCAGTAATACCATAACCGCCTAGAATACTTCTATGCTCTTCACTAGTACCATTTAATCCTTTATATACAGGAACACCAGTACCAATAGAAATGGGGGTATTAGCTACAGTAGCAGGTCCAGCTATTGTTATTTCAGTAGCTGTCTGGGTAACGGTAATACCACTAGTACCTAAGATACTGCGGAATTGTACTGGACCTCCAGCTACTAAGGGAGTAACTAATGATTGACCAGGACCAGCACCTACATTAACTCCATTGAAGGGTAAAGCATCAATAACAATATCGGTAGCTGTAGTGTTAGCTAGTGATATACCAGTACCAGCCGTAATACCTTTGAACTGTAGAGTGGTGCCAGGGGCGGTTACAGGGCCAGTAGTATATATATGTGCACTAGTACCTAAGCTTTCTGCATTAACTATATGTAAGTCTACTACTACATCACTTGCACTATTTGTAACAGTAGCTCCAGGGAAAGAGGCTAGGGGTGAACCTACATGTAAGGTCTTAAAGTTAATAGTAGGAGATATTATATCTCTATAGAAAGTACCAGGGGTATATGTACCAGTTAGTGCAGGAGGAGCAGTAATGTTAGCGGCTGCACTTATCACCCCTGTAACATCTATAATTACCTCAGTAGCTGTGGAGTTAGCAAGACTTACATTAGTACCAGCAGTGATACCTTTGAAGTTCATTGGGTCAGTAGCTGCTCCAGTAGGATTAGCTAATATAACCTGCTGTCCCCCTAGGTTAGCTGCATGAGCTACTATATCTGCACCAGTTACGGTTATACCATAACCACCATTCAAAGCCACAGCAGTGGTTCCAGCATAGCTAATAACCATATCATTAGCAACAGTAGTTACAGTAATACCTGTACCACCTAAGATATGTTTTAATTGGTAAGGAGCGCCTGCTGCGGGGGTTTCTGATATTAAAATTGGTTCTCCTGAACCTAAACCCACAAGTAGGGTATCAACAACTACATCAGTAGCGGTACTAGTAGTTAAGCTAGTACCCCTACCCGCTCTAATACCCTTAAACTGAAGAACAGTTCCAGTGGCACTAATAGGAGTAGCTGTCGCTAAAATGGGTTGAGCCGTACCAATATTAGCTGCATTTGCAATCAGAGTAGAAAGATGGATTTCATCTCCTACAGTTATGGCTTGAATACCATCGGCGGCTAATACACCTGTGGTGCCTCCAATAGTTCTAAGGTTAATAGTTCCAGCAGTTATATCTTTATATACTTGACCTGCTTTACTACCTACATTAGTTACTGAAGTAGGAGCTAGAGAGGAAATGGTAATATCATTAGTATTTTGAACTACAGTTATTCCTGCTCCTGGTGCAATAGTACGGAATTGAATAGGAGCTCCAGCCACTACAGGTAAGGGGGTATTTAGAACCATAGCCCCTGCCCCCGGAAGATTCTCGGCTCTAGCACTAATAGTTACATCAGTAGTACCATTTACTATACCTATACCAGGACCAGCAGCTATAGATTTAAAGTTAAGTACAGGACCATTGTTATTAGCATATACTTTACCTACTCCAGTACCAATATTCATACCAGTAGAAACAGTGGCAGCATTAGCACTAATTTCTATATCAGTACCAGTAGAAACAATGGTAATATTGTTACCAGCTCTAATACCTTTAACTTGAATAACTCCACCATCTCCAGGAGTTTGAACAACAGCAGGAGAAGCAAGAGGGGATTGCCCCGTGGCTCCTGTTATTAGACGAGCATCATAAATAATATCTAGATTATCTCTAGCTGCCGGTACTGTAGTAGCGTTAGTACCACCCTTACTAATAGGAAGAATTCCGGTAGCTTGGTTAGTAGCAAGGTCAATAGAACCTCCTATATTGGCTAGGTTCAACTCTCCTTGTTTAACGGAGAAGTGGACCCCATTCCCTATTTGACTAATATCAATAGCACCCATTGGCACTTCAACTAGAGAACGGAATCTCATGGTGATATCACCACTGGAGTTGATTACATCTCTGTAAACATTACCAGTAGTCGTACTATCTCCTAATGAATTTTCCCCTCTTCCCACTGCACCTAGGTTTATACGAGCGTTAGGAGCGGTAGTAGCACCAGTACCTCCTCTATTAATAGCAAGAGGATAACCTACCAATGCTGTATTAATATCAAGACCAGCACCCCCCGTATTACTAAAACCTATAAGAAGATGGTCTGTATTTTCAATAATAGTAAGAGGAGGAGTAACAGCTATTCTTCTAAAGTCTAAATAAGAAGGGGTTACTCCAGTACCAGTACTCTTACCAAAGAATATTCTTCCACTATTAGCAGGAGGTGTGCCCGCTATAGGTAGATTTCTACCATCAGCGATACCCTCTAAAGCATTAAGAGCCATTACAGGGGATGAGGCAGCCACTCCTGTACCACCTTGACTTAGTGGAATAGGAAAGGTTAGACCCATACCAGCTATAGCTTGGTCTACATATCCTTTAGTAGCTGCATCTGTAGCAGCTATTGGAGGTTGTAGATTAGTAATGCGAAAGTTATTCATGGTGACATTACCATTAGGCGGAGCCATCTGGTTTAACGTCACACTTCTTACGGTGGGAAGGAAGTCGTGAATAGTAGAGGCCGGTTGAGTACCTGTGTGATTAGCTCTATCTACAGGATTCCTTTCTAACTTACTAAGTTTAATAGCAGCAGAAGGGGAAATGTCTGCATCTACTATTACATTAGGACTAATTTGTACTTCGTTAGAGAATCCATCTGAAGTTACATCCCCAAATAATGCAGGTACTGTAGCATTACCTGCACCCCCTGTACCTGAATCCCCACAACAGGTCATATCTCTCCAAGCTGAACCATCCCATATATAAGCTTTACCTGTAAGAGTGTTGTAATACACCTGAGCTAAGGCAGGAGCAGTAGGAGGTCTTTCCTTAGCATCGAATTGAGATAGAGCTAAGACTTGCATTAGTGCAGGTGACATCTCTACTGAAATGAAGTGTCTGTGTGGGAAAGACCCAGACATCATGTAGATGAGTTCATCACGGTCTTCTGGCTTCTCAATATCTAAATAATAAATACCTCCATTACGAAGATTAAGGTCTTTATTACCATAAATATGTCTGAAGCTCTTTAGAATATTAACTGGTATTCTAGTAGACATTTACTTTAAATCCTGATTATTGAAGCTTTACTTATTAATAGCTTCAAGTAATTGTCTAGTAAGGAAATGAGGTTGTAAATATAAAAACTGTATGGCATATAATAAACAACACAGAGATAAGAAATATATCTCTGTGTTGTTTGTGTTATTTACTTGATTTAAATGACTTATTAATATTAAGGATTCATATTAACTATTTGAATAATATCTCCTACTGTATTTAATTGAATACCAGCCCCTGCCGTGATATTAGGGCTAATGACTATTTCATCCCCTATAGTTTCAACTCTAATTCCTGGATTAGCTCTTACGCTCCTTAATCTTAAAGTAGTACCTTGCTTATCTATAAAGACTAGACCTGTGCCCGCTCCTACATTTATGGCAGTAGATACTCCATTTAGATTAGTTAAAGCTTGAGTACTTGTAATGGCATTAGTACCCCCTTTCTCTATTGAAAGAACTCCTGCCAGACTAGATAAGGGTATAGTAGCAGGGTTAACAGCTAAGGTAATATCTGTACCGGTAGGAGTTAAAGTAATTCCTGTACCTTGTAATAAGGTTTTAAATCTCATTACTCTATCTGCATTCTGATTAACTGTATCTAAATATACTCCTTGACCCGTACCTAGATTAAGTCCTGTACCCACTGCCCCTAGATTTACTCTAGCTTCAGGCGCAGTAGTAGCGTTAGTTCCTCCTTGAGAGATAGATAGTGGGGTAGATAATCCATGCAGAGAGGTAATATCATAATTAGAACCACTCTTAGCTGCTGATAGATTGAATCTAGCTGTATTCTTTTCAATAGCTCCAGTACCACCTTGATGTATTCCTAGAGGACCAACAAAGTTAGGTAATTGAGTAATACAGGTAGATATTCCATTAATGCAATCAGCAGCTTGAAGATTAACTCTAGCATCTGCTGGATTACAAGCACCAGTACCCCCTTGGTCTATAAATAAAGGTGTGGTTAAACCTACTAGTTCAGATATATCTCCATTAACCCCTGAGGCGGCTGCACCTAAGTTAGACCTAGCCATTGCTTTATTATTAGCTCCTGTACCCCCATGAGCTATTTCAATAGGCCTACCTTTCCAAGTACCATGAGTGACGGTACCTAATATAGAGAGATAAGTAGAACCAGACCATGTTGGGTCTAATCCAATACCACTGTTAGTAACCAATACTTCTCCAGGTACACCTTTAGCTACTATACGGTTATTGAGGTAACACAGCCCATCTCCTATTAATACTGAACCTGAGCCTGTATATTGCCTAAAGGAATAAGCACTTACACCCATTACAGGATTGGTATCAGGTGATACAGTTACAAAGGCAGTATTAGCGTAAGAAGTACCTTCGGTAACCATAAAGGTTCTACCTGGTTTTAACTCTGTACCTGAATCGGCATCTAGAGCTCTAATCCAGTTGCCTGATGAGACTAGATAAACCCCGTTAAGACGTGGGTCTCTGTCTCCGTTATATAGGATTCTATCTCCTACTTGTACAGGTCTACCATCTATAACTACATCTAGACCTCTAAGAGAAGGAATTTCACTGTTTGCTATAAGACGTACTGAACCTAAAGTATTAAGTTGGGAAGCTACAAAGCTCTCTAAATAACTCTTACTAACTGCGTCTTTAGGGTCTACTGGGTCACCTAGATTATTTAATTTATAACCTCTGAAGTTAAAATCACAGGTCGGACCCATAATATTACAAAGGTCTATATTATTAACCTTTGCATCTACATAGGCTTTATTAGCCGCATCGGTATCCTCACAGGGTAAATCTAGATGGATTAATCTATTACCTCCCATAGATACATCATTTTGAGCCGGAGCAAACTTATCTAAGGAATTAGCTCTTACTCTGGAATCAAAGTCGATAATAGTAGAAGCAGGCTGTACTCCTATATGATTCATCCTATCAAGAGGATTCCTTTCCAGTTTAGATAGAGCTATAGAAGCGTTTGGAGATATATCACTATCTACAATAGTTCCAGGTCTAATAGTTAATTCATTGGTTAAGCCATTACTAGTTATATCCCCAAACACTTGAGGTATTATTCCTGAAGTACCACCACCTGTACCTCCAGTTCCTCCACCGGTTAAAGGAACCCACATAGCCCCATCCCACATCATTAATCTATCTGTAGGTAAATGATAATAAATATAACCTACAGGAGGATTAGTAGGAGGTGTATCTAACACTGGGATTACATTACCAGTAGAACCCCCACCTGTATTTCCACCACCGCCTGTACCTCCCCCGTTACATCCTCCGTTATTACCCCCAGTCCCACCACCCGGATTAGTAGGAGTTACAGGTTCTTCTATACTAATAAAGAATCTGTAAGGAAAGGAAGGAGATTTCATATAATCTATCTCTGCTTTCTGTGCAGGGATAGAAGGGTCTAAAGTATGAATAGTACCTGCTGGAAGATATATATTTTTATCTCCATAAATAAACCTGAAAGATCTTAATACATGTATCTTGACCATATATCTATATATTTACTAGTGACAACGTTGCTCTTAGTAAATATTAGGGATATGAAGAATGAGTTTAGTATGTCAATCATTTAATCAAGGCTGGCTCCTTGCTGTTCTATTACTTAGACATAAAAAGAAGAAACAAGGGTATATAGTTACTACTTCCGATATAGATATAGTGGATAAAGTCTATGAACTATGTAAAGTTTTTAATCTAACTACTTGGCTATTAAGTGGTTATAAACGAGAGATGTATGAAATACATATTAAAGGTAAGAGAGAAGATATAGATTATCTCCTATTCAATAGAGTTGATAATAGAGAATTCATTAGGGGATTCATATCGGGTTCCTTGGAGTGTAAGGGTAAAGTTATATACACAAAAGGATGGAATCAAGCTAATCATAGAGAATATTATCTACAGGTAAGTAGTTCTAAATTACTAGTACTACAAGGACTTCGTGATTATCTTAAACGAGAGTTTCTTATTGAATGTAATCTAGTAATAAATAACCCTCAATCTATAAATAGACTAAGGGTATATAAAAAGGAAAGTATTCAATTGCTGGATAAAGAATTAATCCTCAGTGGGGAGTTTAGTAGAAGTTTGAAGTTGTTGTTGAAAGAGTTGTAATAGTTGATTGACTATTTTATTATTCTCCTCAACCTCCTTTCTAAGGGCTTCTAGCTCTTTATTAATATTGTTCTTAGGGGGGAACGCAATAGCCCCATGTTTTATATACTCACCGGGAATGTTTAATCTAGGGTCTTTCATTGTATTAATTTAATCTGAATATTACTGATAGGTTTATCTAATGTATCGGATTGTATTCTTAACTTTAAGTTATTACGAATAAGAGTGGTAGTATCGGTTACACCTTCATAAGGTACAGTATTACTTAAATCTTCTATATAATACTCCCCTAGATTAGATCTAGGAATAAGAGTCCAAGCTTGACCATAGTTAGAAGAGAAAGATAGGATTACCTCGGCATCTATAAATACTTGAATACCTCTATAAGGCTTCTCTATAAAGTAGTTAACTGATATCCAATTAAAGGTTTGATTTATATATCCTAAATCTATATATGAACCTAATACATCTATATAATCCCCTTTAGCTAAGTTTAATTCGATATTAGTTGATTGAGTATATGTACTTAACTTTAAATAAAGATTTGAAGTAGGACCCGACTGTAACCCTGATTGATAGCTGTAACTAAGACTCTTTATCCCTTTGAAGTTAAAACGTATCTCATTAAATTGATTATTACTAGAGATAGTAAGAGGAACTTTATTCTCTACTTGTCTATAGTTTATTTCATTGAATCTAATAGGTAAATAGTAAGTATTAGATACCCAACTATTATTCCCCATATAAGTCCTAGACGGTTCAGTTCCAATATTCAAACTGTTAGTAATAGGGATATTTAAAGTAGTGACAAGTAGAACATGAACTTTACCTGATAGACTAAGGGGTTTATTTAACTCTATGTAATTAGTAGATGAAAGAGAGTACCCCCAGGCTTTTAAGTTAGTTAAATCTGGATTACCTAAATAGTCTCCTGTTACTAAAAGAAGGCAAGAAGAGGTGATAGGGATATATACTCTGTTACTAAGAATAGGATTAGATAAATTTATTAATTGGGATATAGTTCCTCTACCTACAGATAGATTTAACCCCTGGCGGTAGGTTTCATTATTAACATTGAGCTTATTAGGCTTAGGACCAACCAGTGCTATTAGACTACCTGTATATATTCTATTATCCGTAGTATTACCTAATAAAGGAGTATCAGCTATATTTCCTTCTTTATCTATAGAAACTCCTCCTTCTGAATTAATTGCTAGAAATAAATACTTCAATTGTTCAAATAAGATTATATGTGTAGGAGATAAAGAAGCATTTATATAACTAGAAGCAGAAGGGGTTTCTATATTATATAGTTCATACCATATAGGATAAGCAGTTATAAGCTCCCCTGCTAAATAGTAAGGATATAAGTTATCTCTAGCATCTAGAAAAGGGATATCAATACTTAATAAAGAAGTAGTGGAGTTTAAACCAGTAGTATCTGTATAAGCTGAATATCCAGGATAGTTTATATCAGAGTTAGTAATATCAAAAGAGCTAATAACTAAATACTTAGATACGTTTAAATTACTTGTACCTTTGATTAGATTCAATCTGTTTATTACCTCCCCGGTTCTTCTTTCTATACCTAATAGCTCCTGTTGAATATTCCTAATATCAGAATTAGAAGGCATGAACACAGGACATTCTTCTATCTCTCTATTACTATTTTTATATAGATTCATTACAAGTGGTAGAAACAAGGGAGGAGTTGTTATAATTCCCTCATGAATATAAATATTAGTTAGAATCTCATCTTCCTCTCTAATCACATATATATCTTCTCCCTCCTCAGTACTTACTGAGGAGCCCTCGGGGTATTCATATGTATCTGATGAGGAGCTTATAGCTATTTCACCATTAGTATTTACTCCTATATGAAACGATTTATTATCTAAGGGTTTATCTAGAATAGTGACTCTAGGTATGTTTATTCTTTGTCCTGATATATAAGCTACCCCTGGACTGATAATATATGAATCTTCAGTTTCACTAATAGAGAATCCTCTAGATACATAATTACCTATATCCTTTTTATATATATCTAGATAAGGAATGTAAGCATTACTAATATTGCGATGAAGAGTTATATTTCCCTTACTATTAATATGTCTGACTTCTAAATCTTTAGTTATAAGCCCAATAGTAAAAGAATCTTCATTGATAACTAATTGGGTTTTATAAACTAACCTTTTAGCTCCTAATGAACCTAGAACATTTCCACCTTGAAGAGGGTTTTTAAAGTTATCTTCTTCATATAATTCAATGGATACTCCTATTAAATAACTATCTAATCCTTCCTTTAAAACTATTGTTCTAGACGGTATATCTAAAACATAGTCTCTCCCTTCTATATGGGCATATACTCTACCCGCACTAACAAATATAGTTAATGGTTTCTTCTTAATAATACTTACAGATAAACCATTAACTACTTGAAAGAAAGATAGGAGATAGTTAGTATTTCTACTTAGATTACTTAAATATATAGACTGAACATCATTAAGGATTGATATATCTAGAGGTACTGATGTTTTAGGAAGTAAGAGTTTACCATACATAAGACTTAAAGTTTCTATAGAAGGGAATTAGATTAGGAGAATCACTATATTGAGTTATTACTACTTTCATCCTAGTAAGGCTTAGATTGGATATTGAAAAGGTAATAGTATGAATAGAAGGATAATCCTGTAGGGGAATAGAAGAATCTTTTCTTAACTCTACTAGAGAATTATTCACTTCTATATAGCATCTAGTAATACTACCAGGAGGCTCAAAGGCTTGGATAGAAACTCTCAAGTTCTCGAATATAATAGGATAATCAATAGTTTTATAGGTTACCTTACTATTATTAGAAGGAGAACTAAGGACTATATAATTGGAAGCTGTATCTAATAAGGGACTTAAATAAGTATTACTACTATTAGTAAGAAGAGCCCTAACCTCTACATGGGAAACTAAACTACCTAACTTGATAACGGTGCCTACTTTAAAATCAATCCATTGTGTATTATTAGAAGTTCTATATTGATATTTAATGTCAGTACCAATAGGCTTTATATCCTTAGAGAAGTAAGAGAAATGGCTTATATCAGAGAAGCTGTTAAGTATTCCATACTTACCTAACTCTATAGTTATCATTTGAGAAGACTGAAAGAAAGCTCCTTGAACTACATAACTTAAGTCTTCATCCTGAAAGTTACTAACAGATAAACCATCTTTAGACACTAATAGACCCCCAGCACTTAACAGCTGAGAACCTATACGACTTCTATCTAAAAGGTCTCTTTCGCCTACTTGTGCTGTGAATATATGAAAGTCTTCACTATTTGAAGATATATCAATAAAGTATTTCTTATTAGGACTTACATATAAAGGATAGTCTAAATCAAAGATAGTACTTTGAGTACTGAATTCATCATACCAATAAGTATCTGTTTGCCCCTGTACGAGAATATCTTGACTAGGTAATCCGTACTCCCCTTCTTCTCTAATTGAAAGAGTAATAGACCCTTCTCCTACTTGCTTGAACCTTATAGATATGCCAGTAATAAGAGCTTCTCTATTAGGAATAAATTGTTGAATAATAGAGGAGAATCTATGTTGATTTAAAGCACTATAAGGTAAAGCTACATCTCTAGGTGTTTGATTATATGAAAGAGTAGATTCGCATAGATTAGATAAGTAATTAATTAAAGGTATATCAGCTACTACAAAGCTACAACTGGAATAAGAACTAAGTCCTCTTAACTCTAATAAGTGAGTCCCGCAGGTTAGGTCTAGTAACTGTACTTTCACTTGAATAGAACCAGTAGCACTAGACCTTAATCCTAATACTCCTTTAACCGTACCACTAAGAGAATCTATATAACTAATATCTATCTTCTTATTATCAAGATATAAGTTTAGATTATCTTCATTAGGTTTTAAACCTTCTACTTTAATAAAGAAGGATAGACTTCCTAGGAACTTATTATCAGTAGAAAGAGTGGATAATTCTTTATCACTTATATAGTAATTATCTACAAGAGAATAAGTTAAAGCTTCATATATAGGGCAGTATATAAATCTAGTATTATATTTCAAACTCTTACTTATATTAGATGAAATAGAAGTAGTAATTACTTCTCCTGGATATAATCTGGATTCAGTAAAGGAATGAAAGTCTGAATCTAAATACATGCGCCCTCTATAGTTTGAACTAGGAGTAGGACTTATAGGTCTATATCTAGTAGCTCTGGTTTGCCTTATTAATTCAGTAGTAGAAAAGGGTAAGGTTACATAATTAGGAGAACTATGGTTAGAAGGTTGAGAAGGATAATGAGGTACACCTCCCGATATATACTTGACCTTAAAAGCTTTACTTCTAATTAAAGGAGTAATAGAACGACTAGCTGGAGCAATACTAAAGGTTGATTCATCTAAATTAATACGAGATAGATTATCTAAAGCATCAGAGAAACTACCTATTGGATTATCTATATTCTCTTCAGCTATATCCTGATATGTATCAAGGTCTAATTCTAACTGAGCCAAAAGAGCTAGATTCTCTTTAATATCTCGGTTTAAAGAGTAAAGTTCAGTAGGAGATAAAGCTCTATTATTTACTTGAGTAATAAATACAGATTGGGCTGATAGAACAGCAGTAGCTAATAGTAAATAAGATTCCTCATTTATTAAATTATCACTATAAGAAATACTTGAATTCTTATCTAGGTAGATATAAATAGTTTTAGATATTGAATACTTATAATTAAGACTAAAGGTATAGCCAGGGGCAGGGGTTCTATCAGTAAATCTAATTACTCCTGTTGACTTATTAGTGGTAAAATCAGTATCTTCTATAAGTACATCTGTATATATATAATCTACATAATAAGTAGAACCCCCTATTGGCCTTGAGTTATTCAACCAAATAATAGAGGATTGTCCTTCTAATCTATAATCAATCCCTTCTCTATAAACTATGGTGCCCGAGATAACATTAAGAATTCTGAATATAGAATCCTCTCCTAAATAATCTATGTCAGTATTAGGATTCCTAGACATCTGCCAACTAGTTTGCTTAAGGTCAGCAATAAAGTTATTAATACTAGTTATATCTTTATTATCTAGTTGATAATTATTACTAACTATAGATGTCTTAACTATACCAGTTCTTACATCCCAGAAGATTAGAGAGTTATTACTAGTAGCTACATTAACTTGAACCTCTGTAGATAAAGTTACTTTTGGATTAATAATCAAAGTATTATTTATTCCAATAGAGAAGTCTAGGTAATTACTTAAGAGAGAGAGTAAATTACTAGAAAGGGGGATAGAAGTAATAGATATATTGGAAGAGGTTATAGAAGAAGCAGGGTTATTAAGAAAACTAATCAGTTTAAGTAATATGTCCTCTACTGATATTTCATTATTAGTAATGGTGAAGACTATGGAGATATTGTCTATAGGTAATCCTCTAAAGTTAAGAGTAATGTTACTATCTTGAACTATAGGTACTCCTAGAATTAATGAAGAATTAAAACTAGTTATAGAGGACCTATAGGTAAACTTAACCCCATCCACTGATTTCTCTTCAAGTGATTTAGGAATATTAATAGTACGGCTAATAGATAAAGACACCCTCTGACCTGATATATAAGCTAATCCTGGAGTAACGCTTAAATGCTCAGTTACCTGTTGGTTAAGCTTAGAGCGAGTGGAAAGAGTTAATTCAGCTAAGCCCAACTTCTCAGCATTTAGTTGTTCCTTAATTAACTCTTGATTAGTAGTAAGAGATTCAATCTCAGCGATAGTAGCTTGAACTTTACTTAGGTTAGTAGGACTAGGATTATTATTTAAGTCTTGGGTATCTCTAGTAAGCTTCTGTCTAAGACTGACAATGCGGGCCTCCATTTCTATAAGAGAAGCTTGTAAATCATTAACAGTCTGTTCCCTTACAGCTAATTGTTGGTCTCTAGTATTTGCTAAAGGAGTAATAATATTAGGAACAATAGTATCTATATGTTCAACAGTTAAGCCTCTTATTACAAAAGACCCATCTTTATCTGCTAGATAAGTAACTAATTGATCCTCAATCTTACTTTGTCTATTAGCATAGGGTTGGATAACTACTCCTTCTTCGACCGTAGCTATTTCTATAGCATTAGGATTATTAATACTGATAGAGGCTTCCCATACTAATCTAGCTGACCCTTCCAAGCCATAAGCATTGCCGCCAGACCTTAGAGAGGGGTCGTCGTTTTCATCAATAATAAACTCCTCAACTAGAACTCCAATGGAATGATTACCCGTAATAGGAATAATCTGATTAGAAGTATCTATGTCTACTACTAAACCTTCTATATACAACTGACCTTCAATGACCGTTACTTGAAGATTATCTTCATTTACTTCATTAATAAATACAGCTAGACCTGAGAGTATAGTCCCTGATTTATAGATGATGTTTAATACTTGCTTTTGATGGTCAGCTAGTAATGATTGAATTTCTATTAACTCTGAAGTTTGAAGAGGTCTACCAGGTTGAGGTAATACCTTTAACCATCTCTTCTTTCGTTCGTATCTATCCCTATATAAAGGATTATCTTTGTAGGAATATAGCTCCATATTAAATCTCCAATAAGATACGAATCTCTGAATATATGTTAGTGATGTCTCTCCGCTTGAGTGGAGTGGAATAAGATACCCAATGAATTATTCCTTGACTACTGATGAGACTAGAAGGAATAACTTCTTCCTGATAATTATTAACAGTAGATATATGACTGTGTAATGAGAGAACCCTTATTACATCTGTAGTAAAATCGTTAGGTTTAAGTAATATCTTAAGATATAAATGAGTTACGTCTGGGACTGGCTTACCTTCTAGAAACTGAATATTAAAAGGTTCGTATAAGTTCCAAGTCTTACCCATCAGAATATGTTCACCACAAGAGGTCTCTCTAGCTAACTTAACCTCTTGAATTCTCTTCATAATCACTAGCTCCGGTAAGATATAGAGATTAGCCATAGGAGGTTTAGGGGGGTTCTCATCGCTAATGAATTGATTAACAGGGTCAACCCAAGGACTAGTTTTAGATAATCCTAAGTAGAAGGTTTGATTAGCTAACAGTAAAGCTCTATACTGTTTGGATTGATAAGTTTCAGCTTCGTAACTTACAAAAGTATATTTATCCATAATGATTTGATAGAATGTCTTCTACTATTGTCTTAGATGTAATTCCAATAGAAATAAGGGAACCTTGTCTAGGTCCATCATAAAACTTAGCTAGGTCCCCAGTAAAATATATACCTTCAGGAGACTTAAAGTTATTTAATTCAGGATAGTCTGATTTAACAATTTCCTTAGTAATAGGAATAGAAAAGGGGATGTTATCTAAAGAGGTGTTAAATCCAATACATAGGAGAACCTTATCTACTTTTGATATATAGGTATTTATATCTTGAGGCATTACCTTAGTGATTAAGTGAGATTTCTCCTCAAGAGATTTAGCTATAGAGGGGGTAATAGAAGGAGTCCACCCAGCTACTTCTTTCATATATTTTAAAGCAGCCTTTTTATCACTTTCCTTTAATCTACTAAAATAATCTCCTAAAGCTGACTTTGGTCCCCAAATAGAATAAGGGGGAACCGGGTAGAGGTGTACTTTAGTTTCCTTATTGGTTACCCATATAACCTTATTATCAGGAGTTAAGTAATCCACATGTTCAGCTGAACTCTGACCTGAACCTATTACGGCTATAGTTAGTCCCAGTGGTTTATTTAGTATTATTTCTTTAGTTCCTAATAAATTATCTGAGGAAACAAAGGGTCTAGCGTAATTAGGAACATTAAGTTTAGAAGGAGAACCTAGAGCAATAGCTATGTTATCAGTAACTATCTTTCTATCCCCTGCTATTACATAATCCTTCCCTATTTGAGTAATAGGTTTATCTATATAATTAACTCTTGGTCCCACATAATCCCATATATGATTTAAGTATTTAACAAATATATCTCTACTTATGGGTTGATGCTGAACCTCTATTTCCTTCTGTTCTTGTATATCATTATAAGAACCTAGATAATAACTAAGACTATATTCTTTAAGGTCAGAACAAAAGGTAACTAAATCAAATCCTATCGGACTTCTCATACTCATATCTATAAGCATATTAGGAGGAGTCCAAGTCTTTAAAGGGAAGGGGTCTACTATAGTGGTTTCTATTCCACTATGAATAGCTCTAAGGGCAAGACCTATACCTCTAGGTCCTGCTCCTACTATTAGTAGTTTAGGAATACTCATGGTTTATAAAGAAATAATTTGTTAGCTGTATAAGATGGAATCATAGTAAGTGGATTTCCCATCTGGCTAGATTCAGATGCATAGAAAGAATCTCCTTCCTTATATAAATATAAGGGAGAATCAGATACGTGCTGTAGTCTAACTCTATATGTAATAGGACCGCATAAGGCTTCCTCCGCACAGCATAAGGGTTCTACTAATACTTCTGGAGCTGAGGAAGGTACAGCTATTTCTAGGGAAGAAACTTTTCTATTTATATCAATAGGTTTAGAGCAAGATAAATAATCTACCTTTTCAATGAATTTAACTATTACTCCTACAGGAGTTAATCTAGATACTTCATTACCTATTACATCTAATACGGGCTTATTAATAGTAATAAATACTGTAGGTACATTAGCTATAAAGTTATCTCTAACTTCACTGGCTACTAGAAGATTACTATCTCTAATTACTGAGTTAAAAGAACTTTGGGGTTGAGTATAGGAATCAAAGGATTGAAGAGTAATATCTGATATGTTTATTAAATCAATATCGTATAAATTAAATAGGTTTTGAATACCTATTCTGTCTATAGTCTTATTTAATAGATAATCTCTAACTCTAGCTTTATAAGTAGAAAGAGATTCTCCATCCCAGCGAGACATCTCTAGCTCTTTTTCCCATTTATCTACGTTGAAGTGCTTACTACCTGTAAGAGAAAAGCTCATAGCTATACTATTGAGAGCAGGGTAGAAACTAGAGAGACCATAGGAAAAACTTCTTAGCATTCTACCTAGATTAGATTGTTTACCTAGAGCATTCTTATGAAACCACCCGAATCCAGTCGGAATCATCTTTTTCAATTGGTCAGTAACATATTCTCTATTGAATATAAGAGTCTGTAAATCTTTAAGACTTGAAGGAGTAATAAGAGAATGATTAATAAATATATCGGTTAGGCATGAGGCGAACCAAGTAGATGTTTGTAACTTAGGATTACTTCTGACTTCTTCTTGATATATATCTATATGATTAGAGAAGCCTATATTAAATCCTTTAGCTTCAGTAGCTTTTAATACATAATCCGATAGAATCATGAGTCTAACTGTATCAGCTAGACTGTAACCCGCCTCTTGAGGTGCAGTATAGAAGGGAATTAGAAGGTCAAAGTATCCTTCCTTTATTAACTCATAGCTATCAGTCTGATGAATAAGAATAGGGGTTCCTTCTAAATCAGTTATCAATCCTTCTTCATTAGTAATAGCTAATCTATATACATCTCTAAAAGATTTCCTTCTTAGTTTCATGAGTGTAAGTAGAGATTCTACTTTATCTTCTTGATTAGTCCATAAAGAGAATATAAGACCATAAATAGTTGCCTCTGTAGAGAATACTTGAGTGGAAGCTTCATGAATAAAGGATCTATCTAGAAAAGAATATAAATAATCATTAATGCTTATATATAAATCAGCAGCTTTATTAAGATAAGTAGGACTAGCTGTAAGTTCATATAGTTTAATAAAGGCTAAACAAGCCATTATATTAGTAGAAGTATGAGAGGTCTCATTACCTTCATCAATTAAGAAAGGGGTTAATCTACTCATTAGATATTCTCCTAATCTAGTAGCGGCTGTATCATATTCTTCCTCTAGAACTGATTTAGGAAATACATCTAGATATGTGGTATAAGAAATAATCAACCAAGCAATAGAGCGTAAATCTGTATCTAGTGGGAGAATAGGGGTTATATCCTCTTCTTTAGAAAAGCATTCAGTTAGACATAGAAAATCATCCCCTATCATTGTGGGGTCATCATATATAAGTGCACATTCAGCTTTATATATCCCTTCTACATAACAAGACTTGTCTAATTGCTTCCGCTGATATAAGGATTCATAAGTACTATCAGGATATAACTTAGATGGTATTGCGTTATAAATAGGGCTATTTATATCTCTATTTATAAGGGTGGAAAGTTTAGTTAGATTATCTTCTAACAGGGCTTTCATATAAGGTTCTAGATAATACATTCCTATATTATTAGTAGGACAATTATCTAGGGTAGACTTATAACCTGAAAGACTTACAAGAGTAAGGGTAATAGCTAGGTCTTCTAAAATTACATGATTAGTAGGAAAGGATAAAGGAGTATTCTCACTATACGTTTTGATTAAAAGTGGAGAAAGAGGATTATCTCCAAAGCTCATACCTAATACTACTTCTCTGTTACGAGTTATAGCTTTAAGTCTTACTGCTTTAATACCACTGGGGGCTAATACTTCACTTGAAAAAGTACCATCATTGTTAATAGGCACATCTTTCTTAAGTAATACAAATTCATAAGTACCTGGGTAGATATAACCTATATCTACTACTAGAGCCCCTAAAGGGGTGGGTAACCCATTAAAGAACACTTCTTCTTGATATCCATTAAATCTAGTTAATCTATCTACTCCTTCTATAGATTTGACTAGGGGTGTGTAGCAAGAACTACAATCTATAATCTCTTTCCTTTCCGTAGTGGTATAGGGGTAATACTCTGAATTAGGAGTAAGATTATGGGCCTGTAGAAACTCATTTAATTGAGCAGATAGATAAGCTAATGGATATAGATCATCTCTAGTCAAACAGCAAAAGTTAGGATTAAATATTGTTTCTATTTGATGAGAACTAGTCAGACATTTATCAACATATATACCTTCCTCAAACACCTCTTCTACATAAGGCTTCATATCTAGGTCGTAGTAGAAACGTCTCTTCTCATATAACCCATCTTCTTGACAATAGGAATTAATACAGTTATCTTCCAGTATTAATAGATTCTTTCCTTCAGCTGTTAGATAAGTTTTAGAGGAAGGAAAAGAAGCATCACAGTTGTACGCTTGGTCTAAAGTTAACCCAGAGGAACTAGAACTATAAGCAGCTATTGGTTCTAAAGGAGATATAACACATTCATCTAGACATTTTGATGGATTGTAGGATGAAACATGAAAGGTTTTATTATAAGTGCAATCCTCATATATCCCTGGTTCGTAAGGACCATTAAGACAAACTACTAATTCTGTACCCCTTTCAAAATGATAATCACAATTAGTATAAACTCCTTCCTCAAATACATCCGCAGTGTAAGTAGCAATACTTAAGTTATAGTCTTTATTAAGAGTAAACTTATTACAAATAGAGGAAGTAGTGGGAAATATATCTATATCAAACAGTTCTTCTAGAGGGTGAAATGGAGTTTCTATTAGGGGAGCTTCATAGCATAGCCCTGACCTATATTCAGTTCTATACCCGTTATGTAGTTGGTATATACCTAAATCGAATACATCCGGCTCATAAACCACATTCTCGCTATAAGGTACTTGAACAGAACATACAGCTTCATACTCTTCAAAGCAGGTTTCATATCCGTCTATTAAACAATTAGATAACTCCTCTTTATAATCAACCGGCTTAGTGCTCCATATACCTGATGAATCAAAGCAACCTACTGTAAAGCAACTAGAATGAAATACCTGGTTAGTGGAGAAATAAATGGGTATATTAACATGGCCTGATATTAACTTAAGAGGTCCATATTCTCGCCCTACAGTAATATCCAGTTTGTATTCAGAGTTAAATGTATTTATATTCAGTTGACTTAGAGTCACTAAGCTTGAGGCACAAGTATCTTTGAGCATGATTAATTAGGTGTAAAAGTTTATATCCACTTTGTCTATTTGTAATAAATTACCATTAGAAGGAGTTACATCATATATAGGAGCTAATATATCTAATCCTTGAACTCCTGGGACTTGAAGAACTATTCCTGATATCATATCTTTAGTTAGGGATTGATTAGGTATAAAGACTCTATTAAGTGTTCTTAGATTAGTCTTTATTTGACTATCTATAGTAGAAGTTTGACTTAAAGAATTAAGTTTAAGTCTTATATTTATATCTACGATTTGAGAAGAAAGTGTTCTTATCTTATAAGAGATTCCTATAGGTTTTATTTGATTAATAAGTTCCTTCATCTGATTTATATTCTCTAAATCTGTAATATCAGTAGCTACTGTGAAGTAACCAGATACAGGAGAATGTTCTTCTATATACACTCGTTCTAAAAAGGGTAAGGTCTTTAAACTATTTCTTATAGCAGAAATAGTACCTGTATTAGGTCCCTTAATAATAGATAGAATTCTATCTCTGAATTCATCATCTGTCTCTAGTTCACTTCCACCTGTAAACCCCCTTTGAGCAACACTGCTTCCATCTCTATATGCTCCTACCGTAAAGGAATGAGAAGGGAATAAGGAGGTATATAATCTAGTCCCAGAAGGGAGATTAGCTTGGGAGGTTCTAGCTAAACTCATTATTCTAATTGGTATTTCTACATCATTAAAACTAGTAGTAGATTCAATAGTTTCATATTGAAGATATTGATTAGGAGTATCTAATATAAGACCTTTAGGAATAGTAGTTCTAGGTCCCTTGATTAATATAGAACCTACGGCTTTAGTACCATCTAATCTAAGGATTCCGTAGTCCATTGCTTTACGGTCCAGGAAGTCTTTGGTAGCTGTATAGATAAAGGCTTCATTAGATAAGTTTTGTATCTTTGCATCTTGTTCGGTAATTACTGAGGATACAGCTCTAAATAAAGCATAGAGATTACTGAATTTAAGAAAAGGAGCCATTTCCGACCTTAATCTAATAAGCTCTCCTCTTATATCTTCTACTACTTCGTCAACTGTTCTAACTCGCATTTATATTCTCCAATGAAACTCTAGATGTAAGAGTAGTTTCTTGCCCTCCATCAATTCGATATCTAAGGTCTATACGAGCTGAATAAAACCCATCTGGGCTGATATTAAGAGAGGTAATCTTAATGTCAGTAGGAAGAAAGGACACAGCACTTCTTATATGGTCCTCAGCTCTTTTCACCCAGTCTAATGTAACTGGTTCAGATAACTCCAAATAAATACCATTTCCATAGCTAAGGTCTAACTTCCTAACCCCTTTGTTATCTACTACATATCTACCTATATGGGTAATAGGGGTTTCTACTGCTCTTCTTAGAAGGTTCATTAGAACAGCTTCTCTCCCTTTTAAAGCCAGGTCTTTATGATAATTAGTCTCTCCTTGAGTACCATCAGTAAGGTCTGATTGCTGAAGAGCTAGGTCTCCATTATGTATTATTAAATCAATCATATTTCTATAGAAGAAGTTCAAAAGGAGGATAAGAAGAATAAGGTAGACCTAATGTGAATCTAGATGAATCATATTTGGTAATAGTTCTATTAACACTTGAGTTTTTATACCTGATGGAAATGGTATAGATACCTTTATGTAGTTTCTTATCTATAAGAACTAGCATTTGGTCATCATTTATAGGGATAGATTTCTCCCAAATAACTTCTATTCCTTTATCTCCACATAATGAAGGAGTAGAAGTCTTACTAATTACTCTAATTAAAAGCGATTTACCTACATCCTTAACTGTTAAGTTCTTTATATATAAAAGAAAAGCTATACCGGATGCACCTATATTAGGGGGAGCTATAGAATCTAATCTTCTTGCCATACTACTTTAGTATCACCTCCATGACCATGAATAGCGGTTAGTTGCTGAATGTTTTCGTAGATACCAATGGCACTATAGTAATCTACCCAAGACATTACACATCTACCATTAGGAAATTGTACTCCTATAGCTACTATTCCCAGCCCCGTCACCCCTGATGGGTCTGAGTCTCTTTGTAAATGAAATGTTTTAATCTTCATTGTAGTAAATATATATCTTTAATATCAGGCAGTAATAAGACTCCTAAGTCATTAGTACTATACTCGTAACTTACATTATCTGAACTATCTTTAAGGATAAGGGGTAAAGGACTTATTCTACATATACCTTCTTTAGTGTCTATAGAAAAGTCTATAACTTTAGCATCTAAATTAGTAGGAGTATATTCTCTATCGGACTTAAATGGAACTAATGGCCTATTATCCCTAACTCTGTAGTAAGTGGGAATACATACTTTAACCGGACTATTAATGGATATATCTGTAATGGAATAGAATTTAATACATCCTCTATCTAATAACGCAATAACTTCTAATTGAGAATTTAGAACATCTAAGTTTAAACAAGTACGGGAATAGTTAGCTTTTAAGTATCTAAGAATAGAAGCATGTTTACATCTGTTAATATCAGAATCAGATAAGACTTGAGTTGTATTCATTACTTGAATCAATCTAGGTAATGTTTCTAGTACTTCTGCTATGTCTTTTAAATTCATAGGTATTGCTCTAAATAACAATTGGCATTCTCAAAAGGAGACTGACCATTACAAACAGACGCCTCAGTAATAGTTATATATTGTCCTACTGATTTATTATCAATAGTAGGAACTAAATAGAATACTTTATTAGTGTCTAGATAAGAATCATTTATAGATAAATAAACCGAACCGTCATCCTTACTTATTACGGATAGATTACCTAGGTCTTTGTTTACATTAACTGAAGCTATCTGGCCTTTATCTTCATATATAACCGTGATAAAAGAATGTAACCCTTGCTTTAGAGTTATAAGACTTGATTCAATAGGCTCTAGCTTATTACTTACTTTTATATCTGGACCCCAAGAATCTATTTGATTTCCATTACTATCCACAATTTCTATTCTCTTAATATCAGATATTAATATCTTAGGCTTGTTAGAAGGGGCTAGATGTCTCCCTTCCACATTTAACTCAGAAGGTTTTAAAGTTAACTTTGATACACTCATTGTTCTAGTTAGGTTTTAGTAGTAAATATTTATAGAGAAGTCGTTGCTATATTTCTTAGCTTGGAGAATAAATGGTTCAATAGAAGAATCAACTTCTTCTTCATCTTGTAACTCCCATATAACCCCATTACCCTCTTTAACCCATATGGCCAAATCTCCTTCATAACTAGAAGTCTTAATGCCTCTTATAGTTTGTAACTCTATTAATCTTCCATTTATATCTAATTTAGAATCTGATATAACTGAGAATTGATAAGGAGTTACGCCCAACATTTTCTTATTATCTAGGGCTATATCTATAAAAGTAATCATGGGCAGAGCTTCTAAAGTTATATCTAGGAATTGCTTGATAAGCATAGGAAAAGTACAGGCAGGAAGAGTTATATTTCCTTGGATATCAAGAGGTCTCTCCCTTATATTAGTGGGAGTGATACTCATAGTTCCATCAGGTTTTATCTCATGAGGTCTTTGAGTCAGAGGTATATCTTGAGATACCCAGGTATATAAAGGTTGCCCTGTACTGGAAGTAATGATTACTGTTTGTATTTCTGATAAAGGTATAGACTTATCTTTAACTAATAAAGAAGTAGAGGTTAAATCTAAATCTGAGGCCTGAACTTTTATATCTTCCATTGTTTACTCTTATTCACCTTTATTAGTAATAGATGTTAACTTGATATGTATCAGGGTATTTCTTAGCATTAATAAAGAAGGAATCCTTTTCTATTGGAGCTAGTTGCTCTTTAGTATCGCTATTAATACTAATAAGAAATTGAGTATCAACTAGACTTTCTTTAACCATAGTTATAAACTCACTTAAAGATAAAGACTTATTGGGTTTGGGATAAGTAATAAAACCTAGGGATGAGTCTTTGTCCCCATTAGTAGTTCTAACTATTTCATTAGAAGGAATATTAGTTATTTGGGGCGGAGCGCAGGTGGGTTGTTGAGTTACTAAAGCTGTATCCATATAAGGATTTAACTTAGCTGAGTAATTATTATAGATAGACGAAACAGCCCCTTCTTCTGTATCTATATCTTTAAAAAGGGTTTCATCCACAGCTTCTATTTCATCAAAGAAAGTAAATACCTCTGGGATATCCGCTTTAGGTGTATATGTAAGTGGAGATTTAGCTATACCTACTAAATCAGATATTCTATCAGCTAAGTCTAAACAAGAAAGAATAGTACTTACTTTAGATAAAGTAGGTATCTTCTCTTCATTCATTAGTTTTAGAAGAGCAGGTATAGCTTGAATAGACCTAGTAGTACCAATAATAGACTCAATATTATCTATTACTGAATCTACTTGATTGACTAAAGAATCCCCTCCTAGAGTAGAAACAGTATTTCTTAAATTGCCTTTACTTATTAGGTCTAGAATATCTCCATTCTTAACCTTCTTAATAAGAGGAGATATCTTCCTATATATAGATTCAGCATTATCAACCTTATCTCCAAAGTAATCTCTAAGAGTAGTTTTAACTAAGGACTCAATAGATTCAATAGAACTTTCAGGTTCAAGAATGTAACTAACTAGAATAGGGGATATATCCCCATATAAATCAGGAGGAATGATTATATCTCTAAGAACATTACCATCTAAAGGATTTGATTCACTAGGAAATGTAGGAACTATTCCACCTTGTTCTTGAAATATATCTAGCATCAAATCATTAAGTTTCGCTTTTATACCCGTTATATCTCCTGATTGAATTCCCTTTAAAGCTGATTTACCTATTCCAATAAGAGCCTCTTTCTTACCTTCCTTTAAATTAGATATAAGGTCATTAGTATTAGTATTAACCTTACTTAGTAACTTATCTCCTACCTGAGTAACTTTATCTATAAATCTAGATACAGTATCAGGCACTAAAGATTTAATAATTCCAGGGATAGATATAGCTCCAATACCTACAGTTATAGAAAGAGACTCTAGTACTTTCTTAAGAAATGCTTTTTGATTATCAGTTAAATCTTCAGGTATCTCACCTCTTTGTAAAGCTTCAAATACTTCCATACTCTTAGCTTTATCTTCAAGTATCTTCTTATCTATATCAGTTAAAATAGAATCCTTCTTTAATTCTTCATTTAGAAAGTTAATAGTAATAGCTTGGACTCCCTCTTTGACCGTAGAGTTTGGATTATCAACTGGGGGTTCATTAAAATTATTAAACTTAAGAGGTTTTAATTGGTATATCTCTAAGTAAGTGTTAGGAGTAAACGCTGTCTTATGAGTTAAATCAACACCTCCTTGACTCTGTTTAAATGTATCGGTGGCTGAAGTACTAGAAGAAGAAGTAGAAGTACTAGAAGAAGAAGAAGTGGTTTCAGTAGTAACACTTTCAGTACTAGTTTGAGCTTCCTTCCAGGCAACAGAAGAAGGAGGTCCACTATCAGACGAAGCAGGAATAATCTCGTTATTAACTGCTTTCTGTTTGTTCAACTCAGCCCTTGTTTCTGCTCTTGTAGGAGGAGTATTAATGGAAGCGTTAGGCTCAGCTCTAGGTGAATTACCAACAGACCTATTACTAGTGTTCATATCATTCCCTTGACTTCCAGTAATAATATCTCCGTCAGATGATTGAGTATTTCCACTTAAGTCATCCAACTCTTCAAATGTAGGTGTTACTATACCCCCATCATTACTACCGCTAAAGTCAAGAGAGTCTGAGGGTCTACTTAACCCATCATCTGACTCATACCCAGCAATGGTATCGTCTTCATAGTTAGGTAAACACTTTCTTAGGTCAATCTCAGTATAAGCGGAGGCTTTAGGAGGTAAAGGAGGGATAGGTAAATTAGTAGGTAGTTTAATACGAGGTAGAATTATCTGTGCTACTCGGGATATATCACTATCTAATATCTGATGAAGTACAGATAAAAAGCCACCCATAAAGGTAAACTTACCAATCATAGTAGTCATAAATAGAAGGTCAGTTCCAGTACTAAGAGCTTTCTTACCAATCATTGTTGTCATATCCCCATATACTCCATTATTGGAAGCAATAGAGGAAAGATTGTCTTTAGCTATAAGACCTATATTCTTAGCAGTGGTATTACTCTTCCCAGTCTTAAGATTAAACTCATGGGTAGATGTAGCCTCTATTTTCCCTCCTTTCATAGACCATAGAGTTTGTTGCATAGGATTAAATTCACCAGGAAGAATGGGTCTAAATAGTGCAGGTGCGTTAGCAGGAGTACCACTATTACCTATTACGAAATGAATACCTCCTTTCTGAGCCTGTTGAATATCATCCTGAGTTACAAAGGATTCTCTGTTATCTGTAATAACTGTATCCTTCTCACTGTTCCTAGCTATAAGACTGGAGGTTTCATCATAGGATTGAACAGCTTCCAGACTCTTTCTAAGCACTCTTTCTTCACTTGATTGAGCTACTCTCAAATCCTTATTAGTTACATTAATATCTCTATCACTTTCAGCATATCTATATCTGCTTCTCTCATTCTGAAGATTATTGATGATAGTCTTTACTTCGGAATAATCAATATTACTAGAAGCTTGGGATACTAAAAGAGGGGCTTGAATAGTTCCTACTCTACCTGAATTAATAGAGAATGTATTAAAGGAAGATACCTGTACTTCAGTATTGGATACAATAGCTACACCATTACTTCCTTCTACATTATTCTTAGCTTCTTCTAATGCTTCTACAGCTTTATTATTAGTACCCTTATTTACTTGTGCAAGTATAGATTTATAACCATCCTCAATAGAACCCTCAATAGAACCCTCAGCTTTATCACTACTAAGGGCAGCCACAGTTTCAACCTTATCAGAGGTATTCTTTACTGATTTAGTCATAGTTTCAGTAACTGTATTCTGAGCTGTCTCTATTGGTCCTGCACCAAAAGCAGCATATCTAGGTTCAGATAGAATATTAGCTGGTATTAAATCCTCTGAACTTACATCTTTACTATTTAAATCGGGGGCTTCGGATTGTTTATTAGTTACATTATCTGTATAGTCCAATAGCTCTTCAGCCATAGCTATATGTTGATTTAAATCTTTATCTACAGATTCAAGTAAATCATCTTTCTCTTCATTCATACCTAGGGTCCTTTATATTAATAGGGGAATTATCGCTCTTATTAGATAGTTGAGTCAAGTTATTACCAATAAGCATTAAATGATTTAGATTACTCTTTCTTAAACATATACCTGCTTTATATATCGCACCCAAGGCTTTATTTATATCTTGGGTTGTAGGTTCATTAGGAGGAAAGGTTAGTATATAAGCTCTATTAACCAGGGCTAAAGCTGTAATCAGAAGTAATAGATTATATCCTCCTGGGGGAAACATATTATTAAGTATCTGATAATTAGCTTTTCTTATTACTCCTTGATTCCCTCTAGATATAGAACCAATCAATTGTCTACATAGATTCTCATGAGGAGTTTCATTATTGAAGTTAATATCATATAAAGTATTTTCTCTAATAGCTATTACATCTTCAATAGTAGAAGTCCATATGGGTGGTAAGGATTGATGAATTAAATCATAGGAAGTTAAACCACTCTTTCCATCTAAGCCCCTAGACATTAAAAGTTTACCTATGTCTGCTAGAGTCTTATAAGCTTCGTATTCATTACTACTAGGGATAGGAGAAGCAGGGGGATTAGGTATTCCTCTACTCATATATGAGCCTAGATACCAATTAAGAATAAGGGGTAAGATATTAACTAATTTATCTAACAGATTAAAAGCTTTCTTTATATCTTCAATCTCTAATATCTGAAGAGGGTAGTTAGAGATGTAATCCTCGTACTCAGTTAAAGAGTCAATAGGAAATTTAGGATTAAGAGTATTAAACTTTACACAGGTTCTAATAGATAAACTAGTTATTTGTGAAGGAGTTAAATATTCCTTCTTCATTTGAACTAGATGAAGGAAATAAGTAATAGTACCAAAGGGTCCTCCCCAGGTACATAATCTATCATCTACTAAAGACTTTACATAGGGGGTAGAAGGGTAGAGATTTCTTATATTAAATTCAGGATTATATTTAATTAACTTATTAAAATGAGGGGTTATTGAAGTTCTACCTTGGTCTCCTATATAAGAACTAATTAAAAGCGTTATTAAATAAGAATGGATTACATTATTTAATCTTTCAAGTTTAGTTACTCTAGGATTACTTAGATTAGATTTAATAGTAAAGAGTATATGTTTATATCTAAGAATGGAGGCTTCTGATTTATCCCATAGAGCTTCATAATAAGGGTCATTTAATTCCTCACCTATATGGCTATATCTATGTAATATTGGTTTGCTGTCTAACTTAGCCATTTAGTTCATCTATCAATTTATTAATAAGAAATATAGTCGTATCTTCTTTATATCTATATATTTGATTACTTAATATCTCTAATGCCCTTTTCTTATCATTAGTACTAATCAGACTTAACAAAGCGTCTTTAACTGATATATCACATGTAGGGCATACCTGAGTGATTAATGAATCCAACTTCTGTACTAAGGGAAGACTATCATCTATCAACAAGTTATCAATACCTAAAAGAAAGCCTAAGTATTTGTATCTATCTTTGTCTGTTCTAAATACTTGAATGATATTGGGTAGAAGATTTATATGAGGATTACCAGTAAAGTTTTGATTAAGGGTAATGATAGTTAAGGGGTCCAGAGTAGAAGATATAACCCTCTTTTCCCCATAAGATTTCTTATAACTATTAAACAATCTTTCCTCATCTTCATTTAGATAAAGAGTTAAAAGAATCATTAAGTTAACTGGTACTAAACTCAATAGAGGAAAAAGAGCTCTATGGTCATGTAATATAGTTTCATTGTCTAATAGAAAAGAAGGTTCAAAGAGAATAGATATTAGAGATACATGATATTTATTACCATTCTCTTTTCTTACTGCTTCATATATACAATCTGAATAATTCATTAGAGGTCGGGAATAATAGTTTGAGGGTCAATGGGAGTACCAGCATCCGGGTCTCCTCTCCAGAATTCAAAGTGAATATGAGGTCCTGAACTTCTACCTGTAGTACCCATTAGAGCAATAACATCTCCTTGTTTTACTTTTTGACCTGCCTTTACTTTAGTACCTCCATCTAAAATATGGTTATAGGTAGTAGTAAGCCCATCGGAGTGTTTAATAAAAACATGGTTTCCATAACCTGGTTCATATCCAGTTACAGTTACTGTCCCATCCCCTGAGGCTAGTAAGGGAGTACCTTCCGGCGCAGCTTGGTCCACTCCATTGTGCATGCGTCCCCCTCTCATGCCAAAAGGAGAGTTTACTGGTACCCCCGGTGCAGAACTTATATAAGCTCCCGGTCTAGGTGTAAACTCTCCAGCTTTAAGAGCACCTCCTGAATTAGCATTTGTAGCTGTACTATTCATACCAGGAGTGAAGCCTGTTAAGTTACCTTCACCTCCCATTACTTTCATAACAGAAGTAGGTGGATTTCCTGCCTCTACTTTACATAACCTTATCTGATGACAGAGAATACCTCGTTTAGTATCTCCTAAGAATCCAACGATAGATGAGGCCCCATACTTTACTGATGCAGAGAAAGCTTGCATAGCTGTTTGATTACCATCTCCAGGTGTAGTAGGTACATTACTGCTTGTATCAGTGGGAGTACCCCCTCCTTTAGGTAAAGGTACTCCTTTAAACTTCTCGAAGTCAGCTATATTCTGAGCTATAGTAGCGTCACCTTGACCATACCTACTAGGGGCTAAACCAGCCCATTCACAAGCCATCCCAGAAGGATATAAGTAACAAGCATCTACTCCCATAGAAGCAGGATGTCCTCCTGTAAGAGCGAATTCTATATCTCCTTTAATAACAGCATCTAATACTCCTCTTACCTCTATACGTTCAATAGCAGCTATATCTTGATGCCTAGGATTGGAGAAATCTAAAGGTCCAATATTTTGATTAACTTCATCCCAGGTGAAAGACATGAATTGATATCTACCCGCAGCATTACTAGTTCTCCCTGTACCATCATTCCTAGGTACGCTTATTCTAGGATGGTCTGTACCTAATGGAGGGGTACTACCCCCAAATATAACTCCGTATGAATCTGAACCATAATTAGATTCAACTTGATTAATCATATGTAATGCAGCTACTACATTTACATTATTTAATAACTTCTCGTACTTTTCTCGCTTACTCATATATTTATTCTTTCTATTTATATTCCTAATTCAAGATAAGAAGTGGGTTTAAACTTATTTACATCTAACTTAACTCTACTTAAATCTAAATTTCTAGGGTCAATACTTTGCTTTCTAGTATCTATATCTTTATGACCTACTATTCTATCTACATTAACTTTAGTTCTAGCTATTAACCAAGCTAGAGAATAATATTGAGATTCTGTATATCCTATATGTGAAGAAGCATGAGGATTAGAACCTTCGGGTGATTCTAGACATATATGATAAGCAAAGGGGTCTACTGAATCACATACATCCTCTCCATTAAAGGAAGATTCATAAGCTGCTTCTGCTTTCTTATTAGAAGGGGTTATATATAGAACTACTCCGTTACATTTAATGAATGCATGATATCTACCTTTATGTGTAGATGATTGAAATAAAGGAGCTACTTCTTCATATGAATATAAGGATTCATGAATTACTATTAGGGGTTTAAATTTCATATTCTAAGTAAGCTTTAGGAAGTTATGTTCATGCTGGGCCTTTATTTCTAATTCATAATCACTTACTTTACCATCAATTTCTACTCTGTTTATCATATGTTTACTATTACCTGGGTTATCAGAAGTCAGAAATGCCATATAAGCTAATTGATAATATTTAGCTGTAGCTTGAACTATGGAAGAGTTAGTTCTACCAAATGGGTAGGAGAAAGATTTAATATTAGCTCCAACTATATAGGATAATATATTCTTTGAATCAACTAACTCTTTAGTAAGTTGGGCTTCGGATATATCCAATAGTCTAGGATGACTTAAACTATGTGAGCCCACTTCGTGCCCTCCATTTACTAACTGAGCTACTTGATTACTATTCATAATAGGGACTTTATATTCGGGATGTGTTTTACCTAACCAATCAGTAGTAATAAAGAATAGTCCCCTCATTCCGAATTCTCTCATTATTGGGACTGCATTAGTTAGATTATTTAAACATCCATCATCAAAAGTAATAACGATAGGTTTATCTGGTAGGTCCCCTGAGATAATATTATTAGCTAATACTGCTGTATATCCTAAAGACTTTAGATGCTGCATATGCCCTCTAAACCTTTCAGGGGTAACTTCGTATCTAGCATATTTCGGATCTATTTCTCCATTACCAATAGAGTGATACATTAATACAGGGAGAGATTTAGCTGTAGTAGAACGAGGAGCAGCAGCACTAGAAGCAGCACTAGAAGCAGTTCCAGGAGCTTTAGTAAAATCTATACCTTCGAGTTCTAAATTGTCTATAGCTTGAGTTACCTCGTTAGTAGCTAACATTACCTTAGTTAATTCAAAATCTCTGGATTCTGTAAGGTTAGCCGCAGCTATTATAAAGTAACCATTACTATTTTGATACACAGCTACATTGACATTGACTCTAGAATTATATCCAATCTTATTAAATTTTATATTCCGCATACCTTTAGGTACTTCTGCTTTGCTAAGAGAATTAACAATTATGTTTAAAACATCTAACTGTAAACTGTGTTTCAACTTAAGTAATTGAAATATAGCCTTAGCCATATCAAACGTAGAAGAGGTATTAGTCACATCAGGGTTATCCCCTACCACCTTACCTGGCAGAGATATATAATCCTTAATCAGAGTTAATGAATAACCTAAGGTGTTTACTTTTTTGCGAGCAAGAGAAATTCCACCTATGTACTGAATTAACATATTAGTAGCTGTATTAGAGCTTACTTCTAACATTTTATTAATTAAATACTTAATAGAAAAGGATTTACCCGAGGGGTATTCAGGTTCATTTTCCGCAAGTACATTAGGACTAGCAGTAATATTGGTATCTATAGAAATGTTTAACGAACTAACGTGTTGATAAACAGCATGGGCTATATGTAGCTTTATAGCTGAATCAGCGTTAAAAGCGTAGTTAGCTGCCTTTTTGCTATTTAGGGTACCTTTCCCTGTAATAACAGTAAGAGCTTCTATACTATGGGTCTTAACAATTCTATCTAAGTCTAAATCAGTTCTAGATTTAATATCATCTTGAGTATGTTCTATAGATTCAGTCTTAGGAGACTCTTTACATATCTTATCTAATGTAGCTTCATCCGCATTACCACCAGATTTAGCGTAAGCAAATACTAATTGTAATTCAGCGGGTACTTCAGGTCCTATATATCTAAGATGCCAGGGTTCATAATTAAGTCCTTGCTTATTACCTTTAGGGAAAGATACCTCGAAGCCATACTTTCCACAATTAGCTTCAACCCATTCCCAAGCTTTAGCTTTATAATTACCATCTAAATCAAAGGTCTTAGGGTCTTTCTTATCTACTACATCTACTGAGAATCCTGTTAAATGTTCACTATTCTCTACTGGAGCTACTGATTTTAATCTATTCGACTTATCTGACATATATCTATAAAGTATTAATAATAGCTTGAGCTAGTGCGGTTACATATTTAGACTTAGTATCGGCTTGTTTCATAAACTCTGCTTCTTTAGGATTACTTATAAAACCTAATTCAACAAGAATAGAAGGGATAGCGGAGGAAGCTTTAATTACGGTGAAGTTACCAGACTTAACTCCTCTATTTGGAAGAGTAGGAAGATTTGCAGCTAGAGTTTTAACTGTATTATTTGCAAATGTATCACTAACTGAATGATATCTAAATACCTCAAATCCAGTAGCAATAGCTCCAGCTAAAGCATTACAATGAATACTAACAAAGAGATTGGCATTATTACTAGTGGCTAACTCTACAGCTCCTCTAAGAGAAGGTACTTGAGCATCAATATCTCTGGTTAATAGAGTTTTAATACCTGCTCCGTTAAGAGTAGAAACTAAAGATTTAGCTATCTCTAATACATAAGTAGCCTCTTCAATACCATTACCTACTGCACCTGGGTCGGGCGCACCATGTCCAGGGTCTATAACTACTAAACCTGTTTTACCCGTATTAGTTATAGCTCCTGTCTCAAAAGATTGTTCAGGTTTAGGTAGGAACTCTCCTCCTAATAATTCACAATCTCTAGGGTCTAAACCATATTTATCTAAATATTCCTTGTCTCTAAACCCACTAGCGATAGCTAAATCTATATCTCCCCCTGATTCAGATAGAGCAGCATCCCTCATCTTTTTAAAAGCTTCTAGTAGAGCTTTATGTACTAATACATCTTTAATCTCGGAGTCAGAAGCTAAGTCTTCTATTTCAACACCTTGAGATTTATCTAACTTCCATTTAGTAAAGGGGTAATGTCTTACATCACCACTTAAACATATACGACCTTCAGCCAATGCTTCTATCTTTTCATCATCTAGTTGACCCCCTGAGGATAAAGCAGAACAAGCGTCTTGTACTATTTGACTAGCCTCTAGTCTACTATTAGTAACCCCTGCATGATTGATAGCCTCTTCTTTACATGTAATAGCTAACTCTTTACATTTAGCTGCCATTGCTTTTAATTGAGGAAGATGATATTCGACTAAAGGGGCATACATCATATAGTCGATATTAGGTTCTCCATTAATATATCTTCTATTACGTCTATCGTCATCTGTATAGTTATAGTCAGTTGAGTCAGAAGATTCAGGGTTTTCAGTATTAGTTTCAGAAGATTCGGGATTTATAACTTCATCATTAAATTTATCAGAAGCTTCATGTGCATTAACCAGGCTTCTAACCTTAACAGCTTCATCTTCAAATACTGCTGGTTTTATTTCATCTTCAATTTGTACTCCTATAAAAACCTCCATTTCCTCTACCATTTGTTGGTAATACTCAGCCAGTTCTCTTAATCTTTTACATTTAGACTTCCCTTCTTGACTAGAGAAAAGAATGATATTACTATCTGAATAGAAGATGATATCTCCTTTAGCCCATTGACCTACATCTCCTAATTTATTCTTTATTTGAATAGAAGCTGGGGGAGGTCTTCTATTAGCTTTCATACTAGTACTACCATCAGTAAGAGCAGGGTCTCTATATGGCCCTACCTTGCCTCCAATAATATGTACCCAGGCATCGGGTTGAGCCACGCGATTAGGGTGAATAGAAGGTTGGTTAAACTCTACATTCCTTACAGAATTAGACTTTACTTCTCTTGGTTTAAGTCCTTGACCTTCTATATAGAACTCTTTATATGTACCTTCTGTGTAGAAACAACCAAGGATAATCCCATCTTGAAGCATACCTTCTTTAAAAGCTACTACTACTGGGTCTCCTTCTTCTAAAGGATTATATTCTCCTACTCCATCAAATGAAGCAGAGTTAACTAATCTTCTACATCTAACTAAATGTCCTGTATCTATAAGTCTGATGTTATACACCATACCTATATGCTCAGGACTCTCCATACCAACTAGACCTTCTACTACTCCTTGAGTAATCTTAAAATTAGATTGAGTAGCAAGAAAGGATTTTCTATTATCTTCATTAGCAGTACATTGTCTTCTAAGAGTAGCTGTTCCATCAGAATAAGACATATATAAATAACTTTCCTTAATTAAATATTTAGAGTAACCTTACGAGTTATCTATTGAATTAATAATCTCCAATACATTCAATAGTAGTAATAAAACCAGCACCAGTACCTGATGTTTTAAGTACATGTTGGACTGACCTTACTTTATACACAGGTAGAATTAATCCTTTAAGTGGGTCTTTTTGTGTATTAACCATATGACCTCTAGTTGTCTGAGTCATAATCTCAGTAACAGTTTTAGCTTGTTGGGAACTAAAGTCCTGTACTCCTTTCTTATTAGAAGAGTCCATTATATTAGATATAGTAGATTCATCCTTAAACAATCCTTCTATCTGCCGTTGATTCTTCTCTAATAACTCTTGACTATAAGAAGTACCCGGGTTAATAGAAGTAGCGTAATCATGAAGTACAGTGTTATAAACTCTAATAGCTTCAGAAGGATAGAATGTAGGGTCACCAGTAAGGGTTAACTGTACCCCTTGCATTTCTCTAGCCCATGTTCTAGCTTGACTAATACCTACGATAAGTGCTCCCCCAACTCTATTGAAAGGGTCAGGACCATAAGAGCTAAGGTTACCGTCATATATTATCTGATTTCTACAAGGAGGATATATAGCTCTACCTCCTGTATCAGGGAATAGTGAACCATATTCATCTTCAGTATTACCGTCAAGAGTCCAAGGTAATACTTCTAAAGCAATAGATAGTTTATCTAGAAAGGCATCGTAAGCTCCCTCACTCTCCGAGTCCATTACTACGAATCTATTGAATGAAGCTAAAGATGAAGAAGCTGTTCTAATCCTAAGTATCATTTGATTAACCTTAGGCTTACCTACATTCTTAGGATATTCCTTAAAGAAATAGGTACGGTGCATTCTTACTGGGTCATAGAATCCACTTGTATCTAATACTCTAGGTCCAAATATATAGTCTCCATTAATATGACTAGCAAAGAAATCAGTAGGTCTTTCTTCAGTATTAGCTAGAAACTGAATGATTTCTATTGGACTCTTATTAAGTATTTGAAATACAGCAGCTCCATTAGCTTTAGACAAAGGAGGACGTTGTACCCACATGTGAAATCTAGGTTCTGAATAAGGAAGCATCTTTTTATGCGTTGCTTCTCTTAACCATAGAGCAGGATCCTCATCAGGGCTTATCTTAGTTAAGTATTTATCCTCACCTACAAAGCCAGTAAATAGTTGTACTCCTAATTGAGAAGGTCTTTGACTTTGAGGAGTACCTTCAGATATCTTAGGGCCCCAATCTGGATAATACCAATTCTCTTGATTTTCATCACTGCCCCCTATAACAGGTTTCCAACATTGTTTAGTATCTGGGGGACCAAAGGTAGTTTGACCTTGACGTGCGGTACTAGCAAAGAGACTACCAGTTGCTGCTCTAGCTACCTGAATAAGAATATCTTCTCTTCTACCACTAGCTAGTCCTCCCGAACCTTTCTTCTTAAAGAAACCTTTATCTCTAGAATCTACTAGTCTACCTTGTAATTCGGGAATAGCTATTATCTTTGTATCAGATAAGACCCTGGTTCTATCCCTACATTGAATCATTAGTTTAACCCCTGACTTAGAATCTCCTACCATAGAGATATTATCTATGAAGCCCCAGAATACAGGAGCTAAAGGTTTACTGTCATTCTGCTTAAAGTCTTCACCATGTTTAGGTCCACACTTTAAACCTTCAGCTACATCTGGTATATCTCTAGGACAAAGGTCAATAGGGTGTTCATCTAACATAGAAGCGTTTATAGGAGTATTAACATCCCCTATATATCCCATATATATTCTTATCTCATCTTCAAAGGTTAAGTAAGGATTGTTACCTCCTCTAATCTTTCCTAGATTAGGAAGTTTAGGTACTGGACAATCAGCACTAGGCATAGATGAAGTAAGTACAATACTAGCTATAGATGTAGACCAATCCCTAACTAGAGTTACTTTTATATATGAAATAGTCCATACTAATGGTCTACCTTTAAAAGGGTCATCTCCTTCTTTACATAACCCTACATCTGTATACCCAAATTGAGTAGTAAATAATATAGGTTGATAAGGAGAAAGATTGCCAGCATATGTAATAGCGGCTGCTGGTATTGAAGCTTCAGGTGTATAATATTTCATTTATCACTATAAGAACTTGGAACAATATCTTTTATATTAATTCTGAAGGATACTTTAGAAAAGCTTTTACTTGTAGTTCCATTCTAAGTATCATGTTTATAAATTGTGCGTAAAACCCTTATCCCTTTAGGGTAGGGGTAGTTCCCATTATCTACTCTATAAGTTCCTTCTTGTGTATTAAAGTAAAGTTCAAATGTTTTATTAAAAGGAAAGTTAGAATTAGTTATTACACCATATATAGTTAATGTTTGCTGAGAGTAAGAAGTACTTCTAAAGAATCCTAGTCTATTGCCATTAATATGTATCGTATGAACCTTTCTCCTGGATATAGGTTTATTTAATAAATTAAATAAGGAAGGTTTAAGCATAATAACATATTAGTAGGGAACATATAACAAAGGGAGGCATAGACCTCCCTAATGTATTGATATAAAATTGTATTGGAAATATTAAGTGAAAGCAAAGGGTCCAGTAGTAGTTGGAGGAGAACCTCCTGAAGGTAGATTAGTAACAAATCCCCCTTGTGAAGCACCTGTTGGACGGTTAGGTGCTTTTTTAAACTTCTGAATACTTTCTCTTACAAAAGCAATACCTTCAGAAACTCCTTCCCAGCGAACAGCAGCTACACGTCTACCTGGCATAATACCTAAAGAAACAGAGTCTACTTTAGCTCTGAGGATGTCATATCTCCCTTGTGCTGTTGCCCCAAATCTCCCCCCTTCTCCCCCTGGTTTACCGTCTTGACCGTAACCGGCATACTGGTCTAAGTTAAAGGTAAAGTACTCATCAGAACCTTGACGATACCCAGTTGCTTGGTCTCTATCCATCTTACCGGGAGCATTTAACTGGTGGAATGTTTCTAATTCACCGGCATAAGCATCAAAGGATATTTGGAATCTAGGACCCCGAGTGATATACATATCCCGACGTAATTGGTCAACACCAAAGGTACGTTGAATAAATTGCATATCAACTAGTCCTTGCTCAAGTACCCAAGCTACCTGAATTTCACCATTAAGGTGAATAGGGATACGTTGCCCTAATTCTAAATAAGTTTCAGTTGCATCTCTGATTGATAGAGTAAGGGATTGAAATAAACCAAACCAAGCTACTTTTCCTGTACATACATCCTGTACCCATACATGAAAGTCGAAACCCTGTAACGGGTCTAACCCAGTATTATTAACTGGAGAACAATAAAGTGAATCTTGGGGAGTTATTGAATTTAAATTAGTCATAAACTTATTGAATATTTAAGGGCTTATTAATCTGGTCTAGTAATGGTTCCATCATCAGTACGAATTAGATACACATCTATGTAATCTAAAGCATATACTGGTGCTAATCCGAATCTAATAGTTGCTAGACCCGAGGCAGGATTAGGACTAGCAACTTCAGCACCTTGAAATGCACTAATACTTCCGTTACGCTTTAAGGTGCTTAAGTAGGCATCAATAGAACTAGCTATACGAGTTCTTAGAGCAGCGGTATTAGGTTCACTCTTATATTGCTGTAAGTTCTGAGCTACATCCATCCTTACAACGTTAAAGGTACGTCTGAAGCTAATACGGTCCCATTGTTGATTAGAACTTAAGCTTCTCCCATTAAGGAAGTTAAAGGAGTTAGTAGCAGGGTCAATATGTACTGCTTCTAATCGTGCATTGTGATAAAGGTTTAATTGAGCTCTAGAGGTATAGGGTTGAGTATCTACTTCAGCAATACCAAAGATAGGACCACTAGTAGTACGAGCAGCAGGGCTTACATGGAAAGGAATACCAGATAGTTTACCAGCAAGTAGAGTATCAGGGGATAGTCCAAATCTAGGGGCTCCTTGCTTACCGGCATATGTAGACCATCCAGCCACCATTACTCCTTTATCCGAATCAAATCCAATAGTTTCAGCCATAGCTGCTTCGGGGGTTAATCCAGGTCTTGCATTAATTAAGGTTATTCGTAATCCTTCTAGTTCATTAGCATTCTCAGCTTGGGCTAATAGTCTAGACTTAACTACGGTAGACCTGTATTGGCCTGGGGCAATAAGGATATGTACAGGTTGATTCCTTACTTGGTCCAGAGCTTTAATATAATCTTCATCTTGAATAGGAGGGCCATCGTAACCTCCTTCTAAGGTAAAGTCTTTAAGAATACGAGGTCCAAAGTTCTCTGGATGTGCTGCATCCTCTGAGTCTACTACTGTATTATCCGGAGGAGCTAGACGCATAGGGCTCTTACGCAACATCCCAACGTTATAGTTAGGGTTAGCATACTTAGGCAGAAAGATTCCCCTTATAAAGTTAGAAGGGTTAAGTCTAGTTATAAAACCTTGCTCATCAGTATCTTCAAAAGAGAATATATGAATTTCGTCTCTAATCGGGGGGTTGTAATTATCCTTATTCAAATCAGTAATACTAACCTGAATTCGTTTATTATCAATAGGATAAACGCTTAACTTTAAGTTATTAGCCCAAGCTCCTTCACTAGTAGCTACTAGTTTAAGTAGAGGAATACCATCTAGACTATAGAAATCCCTTTCAGCTCTTCTAGGCCCATCTTCACCACCTTGCAAAAAGTTAGCTTGGTAGTAAGTATAATGGGTCATGTTTAATCCAGTTGGATTCATGAAGTGAAAGATAGCTATAGAATCAAAGTCAGCTACTACATCTTTATCCAACCAAATAGTAGCTAGACCTCCTCCAGTAATAGGAGCTTCTACTCTTAAAACTCTAGTGATGGTAGGAAGAAGAGATTTATTAGGTGATTGAGTAGGAGATGCGGGGTCAAAGGGATTAGATATATTAACTACTCCATATATACCAGGAGTATCAATGATTCTTAATTCAGCTCCTTCTTGAATGTAAGTAGCATATCTAATAGGAACCTGTATATATCTTTCACCACTATAAAAGTTACCTTCAGTTACTACTTCCCCATCTGGTTCAGTTAACTCAACATGATAGCTAAAGTTATTACCTACTGAACCAGTAAGAGAGTTTTCATCAAGAGAGAAAATAATACCATTATCCGCTTGATTGCGCTCTACCATACCAATAGGATTAACTCCCTGAATCTTCTCGATAATGCTAGTTACTACTTGATTAGGGGAAGCATCTACATATAAGGGAATCTCATAATCAAAGTGAGCTACCTTAACTGTCCACATATCTCCTGGTTGAAGACTAATATCATCTACTTGAGACATAGTACCAAAGCTAAGAAATACTCCTTTATCAATAGTGACAGGAATACCTTTATCAGTCTTATGTAGAATTACATAGTCATATACAGGCATTACTGAAGGGTTAATAGCGCCACTCCTAGGATTAGAAGCATGTACTCCTTCGAAGGAAACCATTTCTCCACTTCTAGTATCAGTAAGTACTGCACTATCAATAGCTGTATTGAAACTAGAATTACCCTCTGTTCCAGGGATAATAACAGGTAGAGTTCCTATATAACCTGACTCTGGTTGATTTAAACGATAGTTAGTACCAGAATTGTCTACATGCCATACCCATCTCATCTGTCCAGCTTCGATAGTTACCTTCCAACCTTCAACCATACCTAGAGTACATACTTCTCCCGTTCCACCTAAACCTAAACACCCATCAACGAAGGTCATAGGTTCAGCTCCTTCAATCTTTAAAATTGAAGAGCTAATACTAGAGATATCGGAGGTTTCATTAAGTAGATTATTACCAATACCATTTAATGGAAATGTAGGGTCTATAGTTAAATCCTGAGGTTCTCTATATTCTGGATACCAGTTTATATAGTTTTCAATACCTTGAGGAATAAAGATGTATTTAAGTTTAATGAAACCATCATCATCGATACTATCTACTAAGAACCAGAAGCGGCCTGTAGTAGTGCTACTAAAGTTACCACTAGTGAAAATGCTTGAGGTGAGGATTCTATCTGATTGCGGTAGAGCTTCTCCTATAAAGCTCATTAGAAGAACTAGACTATTAGGTTTACTGGTATAACCTCCAAAGTTAATTCGACCTGATGCAGGTCTAGCTCTACCTAACACTCGAAGTAATCCAAACTCAGTAGCTTTCTGGTCCCATGCTGCTTGAAATGCAGTAGAACCTATTGAGTTATCTGAACCATATCGGTCAGAGAAATCAGAATATCCAGATATAAACGTTAATTGATTAGCTGGGCCTTTAGAGAAAGGAGCTAATATTCCAATCCTATTATTCACATTTGGACGAATAGGGGAATAGCCCTCATTTAATTCTTGAAAGTTAATACGGGGTGCTGACATATATTTCTTACCTATGTAATTATGCTTAAGATACCTGTATATAAAGGGTTCTTAGTAGTTATAAATATTATTCTCGATATTAGTCTCAATTAATATTAATATCTAAGCGTTGGATACCAGTGTTGAATTTATCTCTCCATCCTTTAGATACTTTTAAATCTATACGGATTAACATCTCTCCTTCTTGAAAATATATATGCTTATCTTTCTCCCAAGGACCTTCTTTGATATTGAAGTACAATACTTGAATACTACGAGGAATTAAAGGTAGATTAACTGGATGAGCTTTATCTAATATTGCTAATCTTATAAGTTCAAGAAAGTCAGATATAACCATAAGCCCTGGGTTAATTTCTATATCAATCTCTCTAGTTTGATTACTTTCAAATCCTTGTTGAGATGGATGAATAGCTGCATCTATAGGCACAGTTATTAGGTCTAAGTCATCTTCCTTATTCCCTAATTTATACTCATTCATATGTAACTTAAGAGCTACATGATAAATAGCATGGTCATAATCACTACCTAAATCACTTTCTTCAAATAGTACAGAGTTAGAAGTTTCACCTGGTTTAGGTAGAGAAAGCCCATCTGTCGGCGTGGAATGAGGAAAGATTGCACATGTAATACCTGACCCAAACTCTATGCCTGAGTAAGTTCTCCATCTATCGATAAACACTCTTTCATTAGTTAGAGGGTGTCTAATAGGTGGATTGATAATAAGCGGATGCGTGGTTATCTTCTTTAATATGAATTTTATAAAGTAATTAATAGAAGGTAAAGGAGGACCTACTGGAAAACTATCTAACATATAGGACCTCTAATGAAGGGAACACTGCACCTGTTTAACTTAGCTAACTTACCTTGTAAGTCTTGATATATAGCTGAATATCTAGGAGGAACCTTACCTCCAATACCTACAGGGTCTTGTTTAGGATTAGTAGACCTAGCGTAGTTAACATAGTCTAATTGAGACTTAACTGTTACTGACCTAGAGTATTGACTATAACTAGTAAGTACTTGAGTTAAAGAGCCAGTGGCCACTTCTAGACCTTCAGGTATATCTAAGAGGTCAACTACTATCTTTATCTCTTTAGGACATAAAACAAATGCTATTATTTGCAAGGTACTAATGGAACCCATACTAGTAACTACTTGATTACCTAATCTTCTTTCATAAAAGGAATCATGTATTAAGCTAGTTATAATATGAGGTTGAGAACTAGGTAAATCTATATACCATTCAGTAGGATAAGAACTATCAGGTAGATTACTAATACGAACATGGAATCTACCTGGCTGGGTACTTGTATATCCATCCTTTAATCTAAAGTGAAAGCTATCTATATCTAAAGGGTCTATCTTATTGGTAGAGGATATATCCTTTACAGCTATACGAGTGGTATCAACAAGTAGGGAATGATGACCTTTATTAGTTAGATTCTTATAGTTACTAGTGGTACTATATACTAGTCCTGTAATACCTCCAATTACAACCCCTTCTATACTTCTTGTGACAGAACTAATAGATATTAACTGTCTCTCTGTTTCTATGGTTGGACTCTTAGCTGCTATTTGAATTCTATGAATAGTAGGATAAATAGTAAACATAAGCTCTTTATTCCCATTATTTAGGTCTCCATATAATTCTCTCTTTGAATATTTAAGAGGGGTTTTAATAGGAGGATTAATAGTTACAGAAGCTATAAGATTAGCATCTAGAGATATGAGAGCTTCATTAATAATATTTGCTATTTTACTGACTATATCCGATATATCTTCTCCATCTGTAATAGGTAATCTTAATTCTTTAATATCAATTGCATTAGATATAGATATATGTATTTCAGCAATAGTATTAGTAGGTATCTTTACATTACGATATAAGTCAGCACTATCTAATCTAGCTACTATACCTGTTACTCGGTCAAAGGCGTAGGGGGGTATAGTAGCTAGGTCTATTTCCTGAGCGAAGAAGAAGCTAGAGGACTGAGTTTCTTTAATAAGACTTTCAATAAGTTCGGGGTTATCAACTAGTATCCCTATCAAACTATCAAGGTCGTCTATAGCCTGCTCTTCAATAAACTTAGATGAATCTAGAAACTTTATGTCTGTGTTAAGAGGAATACTTCTAATTAACTTGGCAGCAGTAAGACTAGAGGCTACTCGTGTTAGCCCTGAACTAAAGGGCTCTTGAGATATAACTCTATATACTTCTCGTTCTTGGTCTGCATAATCATTACCATACCCAATACCTTTAAATACAGGCAATCCTTCTTTTGTCTTAGCTGTAGCTACTCTTAATACAATTCGAGGAAAGGAGTCATATATAGTTGTTTCCTTAATCACCTCGTCAGAAATAGAGCCTCTGTCGTTTAGGGTGACAGAGGCTCTTCTTACTGCATTGATGAATTTGTCAGTATTAACTATTAAGTTTATATAGTTATTTAGTTCAGTATTTAATTCATTCATGTAAACCTGCTATAAGAAGAGCCTGTATCTAAGCTAGTATTCCACTTAGGGTTTCCTTAGATATATTAAATTCCGATACAATTAAAGCTTCTATAACTTCCTGTTTATTGGTGTACTCCACACCCTTACCTTCCACCATTGTTTTTACCTTGGACCAATGAGTAGCATTTAATTCCTCATATCTTTTCTCTACTTCCTCATTTAGATTGTAATCTTCAGGTATAGAAGACTCAACAACTGGATTAGATTCATTAGTTGATATGACTGCTTCTTGAACTTCATTCTCTGACTTTAATTCTTCTACATAAACCGGTTCTTCTATAGGAACTACAGGATTAGATACCTCTGGCTCTTGTTTATATTGAGGTACAAAAGGATTCTCTTCTGGTTCTTGAGCTGGTTGAGTGAAGGATGCAGGACTTTCAGTTACAGCTAGATGTCTAATCGATAACTCGTCTTCATCATAATTATTTGAATTAAGAATACGGATTATATTGTCATCAGCTCTAATGAACTTTCTAAATCCAAAAGTAGGAGATAAAAGAAACCTTAACTCTTCTCTATGTGAAGGTTTAGATATATCAAATACTAATTCTTGACCACTACCAACGGTCTTTCTTCTACCTTGAAATATATAAGTAAATGGAGCATTTATAAATATCTTTACCATAAGAATGTTCTATTTGAAGTAATTTGATGTGTGAATGGAAAGGATGTATTAGATACATCCTTTCTGTATATTAGTAGTTCTAACCTAGAAAAGAACCAGGTACTATTTGTAAGGAATCAGGGTCAATAATAACATTAGCTTGCGGGTCAGATACACCATCAATAGCCGGAGCCAATGGGTCTACTTTCGTCATAATAGAGAATTTAAGTAGGGCTACGGGATTAGCGTATAAGTGCATACCAAAGGAAGGACTTGTTATACCTAGTCGAGGTGACATAGCAGCTTGGTCACTATAAATAGGATTGACTCGACCTAACCAAGGAGTACCTACTGCATCTCTCTTAGTGATAAATCGACGAATCTGAGGGAAGTTACCTTGATCCGCTTGAGGTTGAGTGCAGCAGCTTAAGTCATATTCCCTGGCTACTAGACGAATCTCTGCTTCATCCCATCCAAGACCACATGGATTTGGGTCGCAAGGATTAGCATCTGGATTCTCATAAGTAAGCTTAGCAAGGAAAGCTCTAACCTCTGCCATACTATCAGGAGATTGAAGAGTTCTACCTTGACCACAGTTTAGAGCTTCATCTAAAGTGGGATAGAAAGTAATAGAACTGATCTTCCATAGTTGAGTACCAGGACCATTAGCATCTCCATAATCTGTACCCACAGAAGGGACACCGTAGAAGGAACTATTAGTACCTCCAACTCCAGTTGTATCTAAGGGGAATGGAGTTGGTACTGCTACTGAACCAAAGAACTCATTAAGAGTATATATGTCAGGGTCGGTAGATCCAACATCAGTTCCAGCTGTGTTAGCTACAGGGTCGGGAGATAGACGGATAGAATCAAGGTTGAATACGGTAGCTTTAAGCTTCTCGAATTCGCACTTGGTGTAATTACCTAAGGGGTTGCAGCAATTACCTACATGTTGAATCTCAACAAGGATAAAAGCTACACCTCGAATACATAGCATTGAGGGTTCGCACAAATTATCGTCATTGCAGCTATTAAATAATTCGTAATCTTCGCAAGAAGCACAACCATCAATGATACGCTGTTTTAACTGCATCCAGCCCCCTACTTCACAAAGGTTGGCAGCACACTTAGGATCCATGAACTTACGGGCTACAAATTCACCTGATGCAGTAAGGGATAGGTAATAGTTAAGACCCATTTCCTCTGCTTCAGCTTGACTCATCGGTTCGTTATAACGAGGAACCGCAGCTAGTATATACTCCGGAGCTCCACCAGTATTAACACATAGCTGAGAGAATAGATAATCGAGGTCAATATTAACGTTACCAGAGGTATTAGCTCCTGAACCCGGACCGGTATCTAGAGGAAATACATTACCTGCAAACTCAATACTACCCCCAACTAAAGAGATGATATGAGGAGCAGCCGAAGTAGTAGCTGAAGCTAACCATGTAGCATAGTCAGCCATAGCTGCGGTCAAAGTAGCGGTATCATGAAGTACAAAACGGGGTTGTTGTAAAACACCTGCTACTACATAAGGCATGATAGTACCGAGTCTACGAGCACCTGCTAAGATTTGGTTTGAGTTGATAAAACCAGTTGATAAAGATGGCATATTGTTTTATTCAATAATAGAGTTTGACAATGGGGTTATAGGAAGTAAGGTACTAGGAGTAAAAAGAGGTCCTAACCAGTAATAGAACTATAGACATCTTTATAAATAGGAAGGCTTTAGAACTATTTCTCAAAGTTATTCTTTCTTAATTATTGGAGATATCTAATATCTACTTAAAGAACACCGAAGCCCATATCTCCAACTACACCCATTCGTTTATTAATATCGTTAACTTTAGCGACGGTCATGTGAGCAACACTAAATGGATTCTTTAAGTAAGGCATACCGGCATTACCCATTTGAATATACATTCCTGGAGGTGCAGGAGGCTGAGTATTGTCTTGTGTACGCACCCATAGACCGGGGGTATTACCCATTTCTTCAGATACACAGAATTGAGTACGACCCGGCATTTGTGAATCACCGTTAGGACCAAGTTCAGATACGAATACAACCTTATTTTTAGGCCATACGAGTTTATAAATACCGGTAACTGGGTCTCTATAAGAGGTCTCAACTATACGAATAGGAATACCAGCAATACTAGATAAACCTTCTTGAGCCATTGTAAACATACCTTCAACACTAGGGTCAGGACCGTTAGGAACGATAGGTTGAGAACCTAAACCAAAGACAGTTGCTCCACGACTCATCTTAACCTGATTGTTAAAGCTAAGCACGTGAGCTAAATGAGGACTCATATACATTGCTGTAATACGAGATTTATTGGTGCTTTTAAACCAACTAGAGAACTTCATGATAGTTCCTAGAATATCTGCATTAGGGTCAGTCCAAGGAGTACCAGCGCTGGTGGCGTCTACGCTGTTGTTATCCATTAGATTTAAGAATAGAAGATTCTCTGGACGTCCTTTATAACCAGATGAAACATTCCATCCCCAGAAGTTATGAGCAGGAATTTGAGCATCTACTTGAACAGATGCACCAGTACGAGGGTCAGTGTAGTTGATACCACCGAGAAGTATCATAGCTCGGAATACATCCCAAGTTAAGTTATGCTCACGAACCATGTTTTCGATAACATTATTGATTTGCTCTTGAGGGCTATAGGGTTCATTAGCTGTACCAGGACGAACTCGAATACCTAATTCACCATAAGATATAGCAGCGGTACGTCGAATTACTAGAGGCTGAATCATTTGAGTAGCCATAGCACCAGCATTACCAGTACCTAAGACTACATCAGGTTTACCCCAGTCAACTAAAGGAAAGATACCTGCGGCTGCTTCGAATGAACGATGGATAATAACTGTTCGTTCTGGAATTACTTCTTCAGGAAAGATTTCAGTTAAAGGAGAATTACCTACAAGAGGAACAAATGAACGAGCTAATTCTGTATATACTCTTTCTCCCGGTAAACCATCAGTCTTGGTATAAGTCCAAGGTGTAATGTTTGGAGAAAAGTTGGTGTTATTCGGTACTTGTGAAATAGGCATATTCGTAATTAACTTTTATATAAAGATTATTGGTAAATATCAATGGGTCCTAATAAGCACTTATAAGTATAGTTACTTAAAGGGGAATTCAAGTAGTAAGTAAGATATAAAACTTATTAATTATTACTTTAAGAATATTAAAGATTAAATGATAATAAGTTAACTATTATTCTTAATATTATTTCTTACTCATTTGTTGAGCTCTTTGACGATTCTCTCTAATGGTCTTTTCTGCAATAGTTAGTAATCCATTAGAATCATGACGACGATAGTAAGAAGTACCTTCTTGACTTAAGTTGATAGCAGGAGTATTAGTTGCATCTACAATTAAATCACTAAGAGCTTGAATTACAGAAATTTCTCTTTCATTTTGACCTTCACTATCAGATAAACGGATTACTTGAGAATTACTAATGATAGCTTCTCTAACTTGAGAGAATCGTTGAATAAGAGCAGGAGATACTCCTTCTCCCATTAAATATTCTGCAGTAACCTTTTCTTGGGCAGTAAGTACTTGTTGCTGAGCTTGAGATAAGGAGAAAGCTTGGGCTTGAGTAACAGTCTTTACTTTCTCTAGGTCTTGTTGCTTAGCAACTAATTGAGTTTGTAAATCTTTAACTAAAGTAGATAACTCATTAACTGTACGTTCATAACGCTTCTCTAGCTTATTAGTGATATCTCCAACAAGAGTATCAATATCTAGATGAGATTGAGATAAACCTTGTTGTACATTAAGTACCGGGGAAGGGGCAACGGGAGCAGCTGTATTCATATTTGGTGCAGGAGTTTTAATGGAGGATGGATTGCTTAATGATTCATCTGATTGTTTATTATCCTCAGTTTCTGTAGAAGCTACAGACAGACTTTCCGCTGTAGGTACAACTGATTTTTCTTTAGCAGTAACCGGGGAAACAGGAGCTTGAGGTGAGTTTAATACCTCAGGAGTAACGACTGTAGGCTCATCTTTAACATCTACATGAGGAGTTACTTTATCATTATCTAGATTAGTATCAGAGACTACATCCTTAGTGAGCGGATCTTCAACTTTATCAACTTGTTCCACGAAGTCTTTATCCATCTTCTGTTCAGTAGGTACTGCTTCAGTATTGGGAACATTGGGGTTTGTATTATTACTGGTTTCTTCTGTCATATCAATCTTCATGGTAAATACTTGGGTAGACTCTTCTTTCTCAGATTGAGAGAAGGCTTGAACTCTATCTAGATTGGGAATAAAAGGAGAGTTGGTTAAAGCAACTCTTAAAACAAGGGTACCTTTAGTTTCACCTGAATCCTTATCTAAATAGTTTCTTATGAACTCTCCAGAAGAGAATTCATATTCTCCTGACTGTACACTCTTATAAGCGTCCTCAGTGGCCTTGAATAACCCATAAAGAGTATCAGTTTCTTCAGCAAACCCTATCATATCCCCTTTCTTCTTATGTGAGTCAACTGAGAAATCCTCTTGCAGATGACCGAAGGTTAGATAAGGCTTATGGCCTAAGAGATTATCTCTAAAGTTATCAATGATAGTTTTAAAGTCTTCTCTTGTGAACTCTACTACTCCATATGCTTTATGAAACCATTTACCTAATTTAGCTAGAGGTACTTTTAGTACACCTCCACTCTGAGACAATACGTGACTTTTAGGAAACATGCTCTTATTTATATATGATTATTTCCTAGCTTATTGGATATATGATTTATACATGTGAACATCTTAAGTATCCCTAATAACTAATTTAATTCCCTAATATTGACATTAAGTATTTAAAGTATCTAGTTTTATGAATCTTACATTTGAATATCTCTTACTTAAATCTATCCTTACAGAAGAAATGAGGTTAGATAAGAAATCCACTGTTGAAATAAAGATAGAGAATAATACACCTTATTTAGTATGGAAGGATAATTCAGGGGTAAAAAGAATTATCGACATTAGTAATCATCTATGGGAGACCACTGAGAATATGTTTTATATTCTTATGTATGGGGAAATGATTACTCTAGGTTATTTTATTGCCCCTATACCTAATGGATTTCTTTGTATTAGTCCCAAGGGCAATGAGTATCAAATATCTACTGAACCCTACCAGTGTTCTTGTGGAAACTATCAATGGAAAAGTAGGAATAAAGGAGGGCCTTGTAAACATATCCTTATGTTGAAGGGGACTTTACTAAATAAGAAAAGGGCGGCTAGTTATCTATCTAATAGATTTAAGGATTAAGTATAGAATTACTTAATATCAGTATATAGTCTACAAGAATAGAAGTTGGTACTCAATATATCCACTTCTAATAGATTTAAAGAGTTAGGAGTTGAAGAAGGTATATTATTCATTCCCGAAGGAAACTTATATTCTGTATCGAAAGAGATTATATGCCCCCCAATAGAACTTTGTTTTATATATAACTTAAGAATGGTCCCAGGTTGAGGGTTAATAACTGAGCTTATATGAAAGTTGGCTCCTACTTCTATATATTGAATAGTACCTTTGTCTGGATTTGGGGCCCAACTAATAGAAGGCCCAGGTTGAAATACAGTGTAAGTAGTTCTACCTTTATTTACTAAAGATGTTTCTACTTCTAATTGAGGGGTAGAAACTAAGCCTAGGAAACTCGCTCCAGTTAATTTAGCTAACCCTTCTTGGCCTATTAATATCTCATTAGGACTGAAACTTAATGTAATACCTGTGCCATTAGATATTAAAGTCTTGAAATTAAGTAAATGGTTTAACTTATGGGAATATATTCCTACTCCATTGCCTAAGTTATTACCTTCATTAGTTTCTCCTATAGTATTAGATTCTATATGTATTATCCTACCTTTAGTATCTACTCTTAATGTGGGAGCTGTGTAATAACCTTCTATCACTCCAGTGGGACTTAAAAGAGGATTAGGATAATCCCCTAATAAGTCCCCACCTGCTTGCCCAGAAGGAGGTAATGTTACAGGATAAGGAGGAATGGTAATACCAGGGGTATGAATATGGGTGTCTGGAAGAACTGTAGGATTAGGATATAAGCCTGTAAGATGACCTCCAGCTATTCCGATAGGTGTAGTTGAATCCCCTTGTACTAATACTTTTAACCAACTAGGACTGGTATCTACTAATATCCATATAGAATCATCACTTAGCTGACGGGCTAACTTTCCTATATCATCATTTGTAAACCCAATACTATTAGTTCTTTCAAATGAAGTTTGATATAGGAAAGAATAGGGAGCATGAATATCCTTTGTTATTAAATCTTTATGGTGAGTCAAATTACCTCCTTTGTTTCATAACTTATTAAATAGGAATCTTATTCATCTCTTGTAATAGGAGCATTAAATAAATCCCTTACCCAGTCTCTATCTCGGGAATCAGTTGGGTCAACAATTCCCATGTTTACTAACTTCTCAATATATGTAGCTTGAACTGCATTCTCTGAAGTTCTAATAGCCTTACTACCAAAGCCTCCGTGGTCATAAGCTTCAGTATAGACTTGATAATCAAAGTTCCATAGGATTAAAGGAGATATAACCTGTTCAAGTATTGCATCAGTAATAGTCTCATATATCTCTCCTATGAACATATGGTAGGCTTCCATCTGTCTTTCAGCTGCACCCCCAGTACCTAAGCCTTGATTCTTATCTTTAAGAATTAGGTTGGGTATACCCATAGCAATCATTATGTTATCATCACATAGGTCAATGGCTTGATTAAAAGCATCACTAAAGTTATTACCTGTAGTAAGGGTTTCTAATTTAACTGGATGGTCTTTGTCCATCTGAGTTAGAACAATAGATTGTTGCCCTCTTAAATCAGATAGTAACTCAGTAGCTAACTCGTGATACCATTTCTTTCTAGTAGTTCCATCAGGCTCTTCAATATCATCCTTAGTAGGTTGCATTGGAACTACTGCATATATAAGAGGAGTACCATACCTATCTAAGGCAGCCCCTTGCATTTCAAGGAAGGCTTCTTTATATATATGATATTTAATAGCTGCCTCTAATTGAGATATACCATAAGGATTATTACTTTGACCATTAAGAGTAGTATGAAATACCTTGGTCTTAGGTAATCTAACATGAGAGCCACTGAAGGAAGGACCGAGACTCCTACCTCTATTAATAAGAGATTGAGAACAAGGAACCCATACTCCCGTTAGAAAAGGACTATTAATCAACTTCTCCCCATGCGTTAAAGCACCGTTTTGATTAACTATAAATAAGGGGTCTAAAGGATGATAGAATACTATATCCTTGACCCATACTTGCCATTCCCCATTAGGTCCTTTTCTTCTCTCATGAACTATTTCACCAGTAGCAGAACCTGACCATAAAGCCATATGAGCTGCATCTCCTATCCATTTCTTTAATCTTTTTGTATTAGCCCTGACAAACTTAGTAATCTCAGGGTGTGTAGGATGCGTGTAAGTACCTAGCTTAGCTTTAATAGCTAAGGTCATCTTTTGTAGACCATCAAAGATAATAGGTTCTTTCCTAGTAGCTGAATCCCATAGAGCCAATTGCTCTGTACTAGGCCTTACACAAGTTGTAAATATATCGTTGTCATTTGCTATATAAGATATAGCCTTACCCATCTGCCCTAGATATATAGGTCTCCTTCTATATCTAGGAGATATCTCAATAGGGGGTAATGTGACTATTGTGGAATTAGATTCTTCTGAAGGACTTTTATCCATATTAAATATATTTGTTTATCAACTATAGAGAATGGAGTATATATATATATACGGAACATACTCCATTCGTAAGTAAAGATAAGTTTCAATCACAAGGCAATGAGTCTAATTACCTAACATGTGTTTAGTACTAGGAATACTAGAGAAAACACTATTATGTGAAATATCTTTATCCATCTTACTTTCTATAGATCTCATTACCTCCTTCTGAGAATCATTCTGTTGTTTAATATAATCATTAATACTCTTTAATAGAGCGGTTCTCCAGAACTCACAGAGGTCTAAGAATCCAAACCCATCTAGTAAGCCAATATTACAGATATTAGCTACTCTTATCCAATCATCAAGATGGGCTTGCTTCCTAATATTATCTGCTATAGCATCTATAATTAATGCTTTCATAACATAGAACTCAGCTGATATATATCTTCTAGAGAAGAATAGGATATTAGGAATTAAGCCTAGCTTTCGTATAGCAGTTACATAAGTATTATCGGATATATGTAGTACAGATATGTATTTAGCTAGATAAGGGCAGCTTAGATATCGACTTAGATTCTTAGGTTCAAATGAGTAATCTAAAATACCGCCTAACCTTGTGGATTGATTATATATTAATGAAGGATTTATAAACCGGTAGTACCACCAGATGGTTGTACTTTGAGCCCCTTGGGTAAAGATTGATTGGTAGTATTCACTTGCTGAGTACCACTTGCTGCCACCATCTTTTTTGCTGCGGATTCAGCACTAGTACGTTCGTCTTCTTCTAAACCAATGGTTCTAACAAATACTTCAAGATAATAAGCAAAGTCTTTCATAGACCAATGGTCTAATCTAGCAATAACTCCACCATCAATAGCCCAATCGTCTGCTACAGGCATACCATCTTCTTTAGATAAAGCATACGCAGCAAACAAGTCTTCTGCTGCATAACCTTCCTCTCTACCTTTATAATCTTTCATTAACTTTCGACGTTCTCGGAAGGTAATGGAACGAAATGCTACTACTTTACCAGAAGGTAGAGTAAACTCAGGGAATTCAATAGTTAATAGATTTGAACGTTCTGGTGCCATAATGTTGTTTGATAAATAATTGATTGGTCTATTTAAATATAACAGATGTTATTAAATATATGTGGGAAGTATTAAAATCATTTATATGAATGAAAGATTGGGAAGAATATTAAATATTAATTGAAAAAGGAACTAAGACTCAGACTCTCATGTTGAACTAATGGTGGCTTGATATGGCTATATGGAATTATAGAAAGCACAGTAAAACCCATGTGCTTTAGCCGTGGGATATAAAATGGGTGAATGTAGGTGACTAGTTAACTAAATTCATGTTATGCATGAGAAAGTCCCTTTAGATTAAACGAGAATATATTAAAGATTTAGAGAGATATAGAATATGGCATTGATACAGAATTATGATTCAGCATTTAGAAATATGGGGGTTGATGATGCTCTTAGAGGTGCGGTTAACTTCCATCTTTCATGGAATAAAGAAAGAACAGATACATACGAATCTGGTAATTTAATTGTTGGATATCAAAGCTCATATAGAGGTTTAACTAGTGAAAAGAGAGAAGTAAATAGAAAGGGTTGGCAGAAGAAGCTATCTACTGAATCAGTTAGTACAGGTAATATAGACCCTCAGACTGAAGTCCTTAGAGCTTTAGGTAGGAACGCATTTTCTTCTTTCTCTCAGGATGTGTTTGACTTGACCTTAAGTGGTACTAAGGTTATAAATAGAGTTATAGGTAACTTTAATATTGGATTAGATAAAGGCTTCTTTGATGATACTCTCAGTAGTAAAGAACAGGATAGAAGAAGAGAAGAATGGGAAGGCTATGTTTCTTCCGGAACATACCAACATCTATTTAAACATGATGTGACTCAAGTAGGGAATAAATCTTTATATGGAGGGTTATATGTTACTAAACCAATGGGATGGTATAACTCACACCAATGGGGTGGAGATAGAGTAACTATAGCTTCAGGTAATTGGTTAATGAATAATGTATTAGTTACCGAAGAAGTAGGAGCTACTAGACGTGTATCTGAATATCATCAAGAATTAATAAGAAGTAGAGAGTCTTCTAATCTTAATAGACAATATGGGAAGTTTACCGATATAACTGAGAGGGTTAGAGAAGTATCTAATCAGATACTTACAGAGACAGATTATGTAGCTAAACCAGGTATACGTTCAGCTGTAGCCTTTATTGAAAGTGCTGAGAAAGAATTAACTATTGATTTATTTCAACTGCAGAATAAAGCGGTAGCTGATGTACTAGTTAAGAAATTAGAAAGGGAAAGTGGGCGTATAGCTAGAGGTGAGTTTAAGTTTCAATTAAGACTAGCTGGCCCTACTGAAGGGGATAGAAGAAATATGGTAGGACACCAGATTCTAGGGCCTAATATAGTGGTTATGGAAAGACTATATATTCTTCAAAAGAAGATATTAGATAAAGAGTTTGATTTAGAGGCAAGCGCTACAGCTTCTAATAAGATTGCTATATCTAGTGAAGAAAGGGCTTTAGATATAAATAGTAAGATAGCTAAACTTCTTCCCTCTTTTACCTTGGAGATGATGTCAGAAGGCATGTATCACCCTAAGGCATATACCACTGAAAGATATGCAATGTTGGGTTCGTTTAACTTAACTTCCCCAGTAGGTAACTCAGTAGTGCAAGCAGGGTCTAACTATGAAGAAATAGTTATCTTTCATAATCGAATGAGAAGTATATTAAACCCTGTATCCAGTGGATTTGATAGTACTGCTTCTATTACTGAGAAGATAAGACTTATAAATAAAAACTATAGAGATACTGGAGCTGACCTTAGAGATTATATGAGTATGAGAGATGTAGGTACTCTTGAATCTAAAGGTTTATCTAAAAAGAGTGATTCTATAGAGGAAGAAAAAGCTAAGGAATATGTTGATACTCATCTATTCCTCCAAACTAGAGGATTAGCTATTGGAGGGATTAGAAGAGCAACAGGGGGTGAAGCTTTTACTGGGGGCCAAGTAGGACTAGCGGGGGACATAGGTCAGGGTTTACGGTCTATACTTTCTTATGCTCAGGGTAAGAGGGGGATGGGTTCAGATAAAAGAGTAGAAGTCTATATGAACCTAAACCAAGTATGGTTACTTCAATATGACAATGACTTGTACTACGGTAAGGGAGGAGACTTTGGAGGGGAGTTTGGACCTGATAATAGTCGGCAAACTTCTCTTAATGAACTAACAGGTAAAAGAGAATCAAATAGAAGGTCTATATATAGAAATGAAATACAAGAGAATCTATTTGATTTACTAATTAATAATCAAGCTTATATCTCTGTTGATATTAGGAACTATAGGGATAAAGTCTTAGAGCCTATGACAGAAAGGGTTCATTACCTATTAGGTAAAGCTGCTGTAGATAGTGGAAATGGAAGATATAAACCTAAAGGATGGACAGAAGGAAGACCCTCTTTATCTGACTTTACTAATGAAGATTATAGGAGGATTGGTTCTCTGAGAATGGAGACCGAATATAATAGCAGTCTTCAAGAACTCACTAGTAAGCATGGTAATAGAAATAGTTTACTCAAAGTATTAGGACTAGATGAAACCGGGGTTAATTCTAGAGATAGTCTTAGCAACATAGAAGAGAAATATAGTTTAGGTTTAGGGTCTAAGTTTAAATCTAAAGCAGTAGCTAGTAAGGCAGCAGATAGAACAGTTAAGCAATTACTTGCTATGACTAGAGGTAACATTATCGGTGTTACTGAAACTATGTCTCACGTTAAAAATGTATTTGCTATTGAAAGAACTGGTATGGGTCTTGGAGAAGATACATATAGACATATAGCTAGTATTACTGGAAGCTCTAACTTTGGTTCTGAATCAATGGCATTTAGTCGAGATGATAAGGAAGCTGTTAGTTCTGAAGTAGGAGTTATTGCCTTAGCTAGAGAGATGAGAGAGCATGCTAAATCTAAAGGAATCTTATATAGAAATGAAGAGGAGAATTTAGGTGCAGATTTGGAGAACTTCTATGCTCAGCAAGGTACGGATAGAGAAAGAGAATGGAGAAGATTGACTCAAACTACTGTAGGTAATGTTGACACTTCTCTTGAAGGAACTAGAGCTAGTTGGGAGAATAAAGTTAATGCTCTGGGTATAGCTGAAATAACAGCTAGAGTTAAACAATTAAATAAGGATATGGGTTTAGATACAGGGGGACTGGGAGTTAAGAATATATATGGACAAGGAGGAAGTTTACTAGCGTTGGAACTCACTATTAATCCAGCGGATATGGTTGGATATAGAGGATTCCAAGATACTAATGTTGGATTTAATCCTATTAAGTTTAGACTAACTAGTTTAAAAGGAGGGATGGGAACTAATCAGGGCTTTGTATATTTGATTGACCAGAATAAAGTAATAGGTAACTCTCTCTTTGTTAATAATACTGACACAGATATAGGGGGAATACCTTATGGAGAAGGTTCCTTTGTTCGTAATGATGAAACTGGGGAGTATGAATTAAACCCCCGAGTAGTTAAATCTAAAGAAGCTTTGAGATTAAGTCCAGTAGATTCGTTAATAAATGTAGTTAGTACATTAGCAGCAGAGACTACTTATAGAACTTTAGTAGCTGAGCCGATGGCTTATATGAAAGCTCTAAAGGAAAGCCAGTACGATGCTCAAACTACTAGATTAGCTACTGCTGGATTAGGCTACCTAGAATATCTATCTAGAGGTCATATAGCTTCAGGAGGTACTGATTCAAGTGCTGGTACTTTCCTATTAGATAATTCATTAAGTGATTATGAAATATCTAAACTTATATCCACTTTTACTACTAAACATTTAGGAGAGAGGGTAAGTGGTACTTCTAAAAGAGCTCTTGAACTTACTGGAGGGGGTATATATGATAAGTTAGCTAAAGGGGAAGGATTAGCTAATAGAGGGCTTACTAAGGAGCAAATATATGGAGATACTGACTTAGCTCTTAGACGTTCAGTACTAAGTCATCTTGAGTTAATTAGAGATGTTAATAGAGAGATAACTGACCCTAAAGTTAGTCGCGAAAGAAGATCGGCTCTTGAGTCACTTAAGAAAGATGCTGTAGGCGCTATTAGAGAAACCTTCGATAGATACATGGGATTGGAAAGTGTAAGTACCTTCCAATCCGATATTGCATTAGGGATATTAGAGAGTAGAAAAGACTTTCTATATGCCACTAAATTAAAGTCAGATATTAAAGAAGTAAAGGCCGGGATGTTAGAACCCTTTATTACTCAATCTGGAGCTTCTACCTATGGAACATCTCAAGCATGGTTTAAAAATCCCTTATACGGTATTAATAATAATCAACAAATATTTATAGATAAATTGAATAAAGGTGAAGCTTTTTATAGATATGCTCTAGCTCAATCTTATATCTTTGGTCCTGCTAATACTACAGGTAAGGGAACTGAAGGGGCTATTAGAGGAGTAGCAGACGGTAGTGGTATATCAGCTAGTCAAGAAACTACTGGACTTAGTGTGTATGGTATTAATAAAACTCCTACTGGAGATGTAAGCTCAGTGCAACTGGCCTCATTTGCAGGGGTGGGTTATATAAACACTAGAGACCAATATGTTACTTATATAAGTGAACTGCTGTATGATAAATATTCGTCATCTTTAAGAACGTTGGGTATAGCTAATACGGATGAACTAGTAGATAGAATCCAATCTGGGGAAGCTTTACCTAATGGATTAAATAAAGACTTTAAAGATTTAATAGATGCTACTCCATTTAAAGATGAGACTGTAAATGAGTCAATAAACTATACGTTTAATGTAGCAAAGAAAGCTTCACAGATACCTCAACGTTTAAAGAATGTTCTGGGAGGTAGACCTATGTTTGAGTTAGATAGAGAACTATCTTATCGTCTTACTACTAAAGGAGATGTATCAGGTCTAATTAATGAAAGAGTTACAGGTATTAAAGTAGACCTAATGTCTCAATTAGCTAAGAAGGAATCATGGGGAATTAAACGAGCTGTAGAAATACTTAGGGATGTAGTGGGTACTAGTAATCTAGGGATGTACAATCCTTCTAGAGTTATTGAGAAAGTAGTTGAAAGGGCTTCCTTAGAAAGACTATCTGTAAACAGTGAAGAATTAATGGGTAGTCTTAGAACTATGTGGAGTAGGGTGGAGACGACTGTAGGTACTGATTTAAATACAGCGGTAGTTAGTGATGCAGGCTTTAGAACAGTTGTTAATAGCGAAATAGCTAATCTAATTGAGGAAGCTAAGAAAGAACTTAAGGATGAATTTGGATTCTTAGATAATGAGTTTCTACCAGGGTCTACTTCTATAGCTAGAAAGCTACTTTTAACTAGAGCTAAATTAGCTGACTCTATGGCTGGGGGTATTAAAGGTTTTACTGGTAATAAGGAAGGATTTGACCCTATAGTTTTAGTTCAACTCACTGGGGACTATAGTGACTACGCTTGGGCTAATCCTTTATATGGTTCTAGTACAGATGATAGAGAATTCGTTAAATCTAAATTAAGGTCTGTAGGCTATGACTGGAAGAGATTAGATAAGGTGTCTCAAGCTGAGGTAATAGGACGTATGGGTACTATGAGTGGCTTTATAGATAAGAGTGAGAAGAGACAGAAGTCTTCTAAACTATCAGAGGAATGGAGCCATAAAGGGGTAATGTTAGCAAATAGAGGAGATATAGTTACCTTTGACTCTGATACTAATAGAGTATTAGTTTGGGGTTCTGCTGAGGAAATGATGAAGCAAGGGGGAGGTATTCCTAAAGAAATAGTAAGTATGGATAAGCTTACAGGAGAAGCTAAGTTAGAGCTAGTAAGGGCTACTCTTGGAGATAGTTTTGATAGATACTATACCTATTCAGATACTGAAGGTAATTATGTTACTAAATCAGTAGTTGACTCTAGAGACCAAGTAGGGGCACTCACAGAAGTTATCGATAACTTTAGAACTATTAATGATTTACCTAACGTATCTAAACTAGATAGACAGGCCTGGTATAGAGCCTCAGAGAATAGTGTCGAGTATGTACTTGATTCTAAACAACTGATGGGTAATGCTGATAATAACCAGTTGTTATGGGAAATGGTATATTTACGTTCCATTATGGTAGGTGGAGGTAAGAGAGTTGAAGGTACTGGAGGACTACCTAAAGCTGTACTTAAATTTACTGGTCTAGAGGAGCTATATCAAGTACCAGGAAGTAAGACAGACTTCTTCTCTTATGTAACTGAACAATTAAATAGGAATAAAGCAGGGGCTACTGGGGATATAGATGTAGGTCAAGTCTTTGGTTTATTCAGTCCTTCTAACCTCAAGAGCTATTTCTATTCTCATGGTTCTACTATTATTCGTAATAAGAAGTACCTTGAACCCCTTATAGGTAGTTTAGAAACGCAACAGGGAGGTATTACAGGTAAGGGACTAATAGCTTCTCTAATGATGGGATTTGAAGATTCATGGATTAGTGATAAAGGAATAGGGAGTCAGATAAAGACTCAGCTATTTGAATCAGCAATGAAAGGAGAGTTAGGAGAATGGTTTAGGAATCAAGCGTTAGGTGCAGTACTTACAGGTGTATCTAAGAATGAAGAGATAAGGGGACATTTAGAACGATTGGGAGTTAAGCAAGACTTAAGTAAGTTAAGTCAAATACTAGATAGTACTTCTGATATATATATAGATACTCTTGAGTTAAGAACTGAATTGGGTAGAGTATTTGGAGAAGCAGTCTTTAAGGAGTCTACTGATTTATTTAATGCTCAACAAACCCCTAGTCTTCAACTACTGGATGATACTAAAGTTCTTGGGGCTCTTAAAGGTTATCAAGAAGATATGGATTATATGAAGGGATTTATTAGAACTAGATTGCTAGAGTCTATTGGAGATAAAGGTTCAGTAGGAGTTACTAAGAGAGACTTTATTAGAATAGATGATTCAAGGGAAAGAGAGGCTACTTTAATAGCTGCATCTATTGATTTAGTTGAACAATTGAAAGCACAAACAGCAGGAATAGAAGTACCCACTGAGATTGATTATAGTAACGACCGTATCATTCAGCAACTAGCTTTTATTATGGGAGATGCTGATTTAGATAAGATTCAAATGGCTAGAGATTTAAGAGAGAAGAAGTTAGCCTTGGATAATCTTAATCAAGAAGAGCAAGAAGCTCTTGATTATCTCGAAATAACTAGAGCTATTGTTAGAGGTTATACTCATAAGTCAACAGTACTCCGAATGTTTATAGGTCCAATGGCTTCTCAATCTAAAGAATCCCTCGGTAGTAAACATTCAGGTTCTCTTGAGTTTCAACACCTAATGAAACCAATGGCTACTATTGTCACTAGCTTTGAAGAAACAGGCTCTATTGCTTCTCTTAGAAAGGTAGTAGCTAATATGATGTCAGTAGTATCCGAAGGTAGTACTATGACGGGCTTAGAGATGGACTTAGCTAAGCGAGGGTTTACTGATAGAAAGATATATGATTTTACCGATATACGTCTAGCCTCTCAATTAGATAAGAGTAAGTTTGTAGGGTTATATGCAGGCTATTCCGCTATTAATAAGGAACAGCTTACTCAAATAGAGAAGGACTATAGTATCTATGGAGAACTATCTAGGCAAGTAATAGAAGCCCATTTAAATGTATTAGCTGTAGCCGTTGACAAAGACCAACGAATGGATAGTCTAAGAACTGTTCATGATTTATTAATAGCTAGTCCTAATTATGGAGAATTGTATAGGGACCCCTTTACTGGGGAAGTGAGTGTTACCGATTCTAAAGGAGATAGGATTAGAAAGATATTTGGGATAGCTTATAAGCCTCAAGCCGAAGGGGGGTTGGGTTTATCTACTGAGATACAAGATATACCTGGACTTATAGATAAGGTATCAGATGAAAGATTGATGGCTATAGGTAGAGAATATCAAATGGATCCTAATAAACCTTTTGGTATGGGTTCAGTAGCTCCAGTATTAGATAACTTGAAATATAAAGGATTCAGCTTCTCTCTCCCTATGATTTACCAGTTATCTAATGAAAGTGCTGAAGGGAGTATGAAAATTCAATTAGATTTTAACGATAGAAGATATAGCTACTTAATGGGTGGAGAAGAACTTAAAGCTATTGGGGATTCCTATGGTTCCTTTGTTGATGAATTAGTAGCTAAGAACTTAGCTCTAGCTTCTGCTTTTACTCCAGGTACTCTAATGAGTCAAGTAAGAGAGAAGATGACTAGAGCTCAACTTAGTGGAGATAGTGATATAGATTTGAATAAAGAAGAAGTCCTAGCCCTTAGACAATTCTATGGAGTAGCTATTGGGGAAACAGGGGTCATTAGGACTATGGCTGAAGCTTCTACTGGTACTAGAATACAGGGAATGATGGCTCATAAAACTAAATACCCTGGGGCTGTATCTAGTCCTGCTGCTAGTTGGATGGTACCTGCGGGGCACATGGTATTAGCTCAAGAAGCTATTAGACGGTACACCGGCATATCTCCTATAAGAGAAGAGATTAGTTCTGAGCTAAGAGTGGGAATGACTAATCTAGATGAGAGTTCTCCTTTATATAACAAAGAAAAGGCGGTATATCAATCAGCCATTAGAGCCACCGAGTCAGGCTTATCTCAAGTAGGAGGGGACTTACTAAACCTAGTTGGTAAATATAAACGAGAGTTTCAATCTCTTGACTTAAATATACAAGGGGATAAAGATAAAGCTAAGGATATAAGTAATAGATTACAAAGTGCTATTGATAATATTGGTGTAGCTGATACCTCGGGGGATAACTTTGGTAAACAATTAGCTTTATTAGAAATAGTAAAGATTGATATAGCTTTAGGCGATATTGCTAAAAATGTAGAAGCTAAAGAAATTATACTTCTTTCAAAAGGTTATATAGATTATTTAAATAAGACAAGAACTACAGCCTTTGAAAGTATAGAGGCTATATCTAACACTAGAAAAGCAGTTACATCCATAATTAAAAGCGGTTTATATGAAGATATTCTAGCTCGTGTAAATAGTTTATCTTTAGAAAAAAGTAAGATAAATGATATTACTGAACTAGTAAAAATAGCTATAGAAGATGGAAAGGGAGCTTCTGTCCTAGCAACTATTATTGATGAGGAATTACCTAGTTTAAGCCCTAAAGCTAAAGCTAGATTAAATGAGGAGGTGTATAGTAGACTGAATTTAAATAATGAACTAAACTTTCTTCAGCAGCAAAGGAAAGGTTTAGAGGGGAGATTATTTCTTAGTGGCAGTAAGGTCTCATTAACCCCTGAAGAAAGAAGGGCTATAGATACAGCATTAGGTACAGGTGCTTTTAGTAAGATAAAAGATGGCTTCTCTAGCTTATCTAAGGAAAGAGAGAATATAAGAAGTCTTTTATCTATTACCGAAGACTATATGGTTACAAGGGGTCCTATTGATATCGAAGAGTTCTCCAGAATTGTTAGAGGAGAATTACCTAGTTTATCAGGGACTACTGTTACTGCTATAGAAGAAAGGTTTACTGCTTTTAATCAACGGTTAACTTTTAGAGAACAGATGGATATTCGTCAAAATGAAAGGAAGGATATTGCTACTAGACTTAAATCCTCTAAGGGTGGGGTAGGCCTGAATCAGGAGGAAAGGCAAGGGTATGTGGAAAGCTTAAGAATTATTACGGATAACATTAAAGAGTTAGCTGATAAACAGAAGAAATTGGGTTCGGTAGATAAATTACCAACAGATATAGCAACTCTTCTCCTTAAAGAATATACGGACCTGAATGAATACAATCTTAATAAACTAAAGAATTACTTCAGGGGTGTGGTCAGTGATGATAAGTTACTAGCTTATATTAAAGAAATAACTAAGCAAGAACTAATACCTAGTAAAGTAGGAACCATTCTTTTATCTGATTTTAATAAAGCTGAAGAAGCTAATTATGAGATATTAAGACAAGAATTTAAAGGTGTGATTAGTGATGCTAATCTTGATTCATTTGTTAAAGAAGCTATTAGTAAAAATATAGAAGGGAAAGATTTACTTGAATATAAGAAATTATTAAATCAACGAGTAGGAGTTCTTAAAAATAGTATTAAAGAATACGATTTGAAACTAGAGGGCCCTTCAAGTGAAATTAAATATAAATCTAAATTCAGCTCATTTACTTATGCTACAGAAGAAGAGGCTAACCAAGCTATAAAAGCTTATCAAACTTCTACTATTAATGAAACCTTAGATAAAACCTTAGATAAGACCATAGCTAATAAAGGTTTAATGGAAGGGTCCTACAAAGGTAGAGTAAAAGCCTTTAGTTTTGATAATGATTATTTAAAGGGCTTATCTTCTGATGGAGATAGAAGAGATATGTTCTCTTTTGTTCTAGGAGAAATGAGTGGGGGGTTTACTAAGGTAGTAACCGAACTAGAAAGCAGAGATACTAATACCTTTAAAATATCTGAAGAACATAAAGGTATAACAGATTCTAATAGACAAGATATAAAGAGTTTAATAAAAGTTATAGATACTCTTCAATCGGGAGTTACATCTAAATCTATAAGTAGTTCAGATGTAGAGGCTATTGATAAATTAATAGGTAAGAAGACTTCAGCTAATGCTTATTCTTTATTAGGTACTAGTAAGGAAGAAGTGGAGAAAGCTGGAGCATTTAGTCTTGAGGGTAAAAAGGGATTTAATAGAGCTATTAGTCTTCTTGAAGTATCAATGAATACTTTAGATATAACAGATAGTTTAGAAGCATTAAGTTTTAGGTCTCCTCCCGTAGGTGGTACCGAACAACAAAGGATGACTGTAGGGTTAATTCAAGATATAGGATTGCTCAATCAATACTCTCAAAACCTTCAAGGTAATAAAGCTTCATTTGAGAACTCTGTAAGGAATAAAGGGTTATCTTTAGTAGCGCCTATTAGTTTCTTAACTATGAACTTAGGTGACTTTGATGGTGACCAATATACTACTATATTTAGTCAGTTCATGTCAGCTCAAAGAGATATAGAAAAGTCTAATATCTTAATCCGTAAAAAGGAAAGAGATTTAGATAGATTAGAGAAAACTATTGGTAATACTTCTGAGCCTGATTTAGTAGCTAAAGCTACAGATAAGATAATTAAGTTAAGGTCTGATATAGAACAAGAAAGAAGTAAGATAGTAGATAATAATTCTAGATTAGATATATGGAAAGAGAATCTTAATAGTAGTGACTTTACTCGTGCTACTAAGAAAGAAGTAGCTAACTTCTTAGGGATTCGTAAAGAGTTCTTAATGAGTAAAGAAGAAGGAGGCTTTCAAAAGACTAGTCCTAGCTTAGACCTTATATTCACCGAGATATATTTCGGTAGAGATTTATTCGGTGGCATGGAAGGGGTTATAGATGGCACTAATAGTATTAAGTCTGTACTCAATAATATATTTAATGAGAACTTAGATATAGCTGGACATAATACTTCTCTATTTGAACTTCTTAGTAATCAAAGTAATGTTAATAAACTAGACCAAACCCTCGTAGCTAGTCTTGAATCTATTGTTAGAAATGATAGGGATAGAAAGAATGAGTCTACTTATATGAGCTTACTAATGGTAGACCAGGAAGCTAGACGAACTGTTCTAGATACAGTTAAGGAGAGTCTTAATAGTTACTTAATACCTTTGAATGAGCAAGGTAAGGGTCAAGAAGAACTGGATAGAGAAGTAGTAATGGCTCATGCTAGTTCGTCCTTCTACGCTAGATATAGAGGATTACCTGGACTCCAAGGAGTACTAGCTCAAGGTGCAGGGGCTAATATGACCCTTAATGCTTATGACTCTATGGTTAAGGTAATGGGAGAAGCAGGAGGTATAGTCCTAGGTAAAACTTATAATACTTTCATTGGAACCCTTTATTCCGATAGTCCCTTACTGGCTCTTAATCATGTATTAAAGGATGACGGAACTAGAGAAGTTCTTAGACAAGGGGGCTTCTTTGATAAACCTAAAGAAGGGGTTATTAAAGGAGGTGTGGATGTACATATGACTGAAGATACTTTCTATTCTGAATTAGATAAATCTAGTCAACAAAGTGAGGGTATCCTATCCTTTATTAAGAGCGTTAATCAGCTACTACGGGATGGCATTAAACCTAAAGGTGGTTCCGGTATGTTGGATGATATGAAGAACTTTGCTGTCGAATATGAAAGTCTCAGTAGTGACCCATTAGCTCAACAAGCATTAGTTAGAGAAAAGGCTTCTATGTTCGGTCCTTCTGGTTCTAATGTAGGTATGTCAGCCTTTATGGAACTATCTGACTTAATAGGTCAAAGAGAAAGTCTTAGAAAACCCGGACTTAATAACGAAGTACGAATGGATAATAGTGGAGAATTAATATCTCCTTGGGGTAATGATCAATTCGGTGATACTGAATCTATCCTCAGAACTAAATTTGGAATGGGTGGAGATGAGTTTGATAGATTAAGTACAGAACTATTAAAAAACTATAGTAAGGATAGAGTTTCAGCCTTTGATGTAGCTGCACTTAAAACTCAAAGGAGTTTAGAAACTCTCATTATTGCTTATAGATATAATACTGATACTGGGGCTGAGGAGTATGAGAAAGGCTCTCAATTAGGTTTCATGACTAATGTTAAGAAGGGAACCCTTGGATTAATGGAGCAACAAGGTATATATAATCCAGCTCTAGATGAAAAAGCTAATCTACAAACCTATATAGATAGTAAGTTCAGCGAGAGAACTGCTGAGGGTAGTAGGAATTTATATATATTGGAACAGATGTTTGGTAAGGATAGAGAAGATATTAAACGAAACTATCTGGATATATCTAGTAAAGATATAAGAGATGGAAGAAGACCTGACATGACTATGGAGGCTCTATCTATGGTAGAGATTATAGAGAATACTACTCAAGCTACTAGAGGCATGATGGGATTAGCTGGTGAAGGATTCCAACGCTTTACTAGTTTAGAAGGAGCTAGGCAAGAAGCTGTATCGGTAATAGGAGGAAGGTCTGAAAGAGAGATTAATCCTGGTATGGGAGCTGATATATGGACTAGTCTAATGAATTTAGCTGGTAGTAATAAACTAAGTTCTCATGCTATTCCTGTTATATGGGAAGCCTTTGGTAGCAGTGAAGTTCTATCCAGTATGTATCAAAGTGGTGCTGACCATATAGAAGGTCTTCTTCCTTCCTTACTTAGTGGAGTAATAGTTACAGGGGAAGGAGATAACAGACAGATGTCCTTTGCTACTAAAGGAGGTAGAAATGTAGACCAGAAAGAAGAAGAGAATATGAGACTTATGATTCATAGAATCATATCTGAGGGTAAAGATATAGAAGTAGAGGTAGGCGAAGGTTCAGATAGAGTTAAGAAGAATCTAACTAAATATATCACTGATAAGTTAGAAACTACAGCTACTGTGGCTAAAGGTAAGGCTCTTGTTGAAATGATGAATAAACTATACGGCCCTCAAGCTGATGTAGAGTCTTATCTTAATGGTTCTATATTTGTTGAAGGTATAGTTAATAGAAAGACTTTAATAGAACAAGAAAGAGTTAAAGCTAGGGATGAGTTAGCTTTACAAGGACTTGATATAAATAATAAAGCTAATAAGGAACAGATAAATAGAGTAGCTAATGAAAGAGTAAACTCCTATACTAGTCAGCTTCAGGGTAAGTATGAATCAGCTATGGATGAGTTCATGTTTATGTCTCAGAAGGAAAGGAGAAAGGTAAATAATAATCGAATGCCTCAAGAGATAAATGCTAATCCTGGCTTTGATTATATGAATGTCTTAAAAGCTGAATCTAATGCAAATAAACTAAGTGGTATTCAGGACTTTATTATACCTGCTGCACTTACTCTAATAGGTAGTGCTGTTTTAGGTGGAAGACTAGATAGAGAAGCATTAGGAGATGTAGTAGGTAGTAGCTTAATAGCAGCTTCTATGTCTAAGGGAAGCATTCTTTCCTCTATGCTGTCTCAGAGAATTGGTCTCCCTTCTAATCTGGAAGGTACTAAGAAAGGGGGGATAGCTAAAGGTGCAATATCAGCAGGTATTAAAGGTATAGGTAGTAGCTTTAAGTTAAACTTAGCTTTACAAGAATCAGAAGGAGACCTTAGTAAGGCAATGGCTATATCTGCGGGTCGTGAGTTAGGGTTTGCCTTGGGGGCAATGGTTCTCGCTCCAGCTATTGAAAAAGGGGTAACTAACTCCTTCTTCTATATGAGTCATATGATGAAAGGACAAAGAGAACTATTTGAAAAGACTAAGATAGGTAAACTATCTAAAGAAGATAAACTAATGTATATGCTTGGTAGTACTAAAGGAGCTATTGATAGTGATAGCTATGTAGGCACTAAAGGTACTGCTCTTACTGTATCAGGAGCTATCTTATCCGGGGTTCTAGGTATGATGATGGAAGGTCTTACTGGCCATTTAGTAGCCGGGATGCATGATACAGGTAGAGTAAATGACTTTGCCGTTATCGACCAAGCTCTAGATGCACTCAATAATAGTAGGGCTAGAGACCAATCTATAAGTGCTGAAAGAGAGTCATCTCCAGATGTATTTAATGAACAAGGAGAAGCTGTATATGCAGAGGATATATCTCCTTTAGATGCAGAGTTATTTCACTTAGCTGTAGATACTGAGTGGATGGCTATTGACCAACTCGACCTACAGGTTACATCTGAAGGTAATTATGAATTGATGATTACTTAAGTGTATTTAATATCTATGTAAATTAATAATATTAATAATATTAATAATAATAATAATATTAATAACAATAAAACTTTATATTCATATAAAACAATAAGGGCTTCTTTATAATTAAAGAAGCCCTTATATTATGTTTCATTAAAAGCCATCCTTTAAATCATAATGAGTTTGTTCTACCACAACAGATTGAGGAGGTTTAGCAGATACTACAGTATTAAACCTAGCATAAGGATGAACACCTAGATCTAAAGGCTGAGTAGCTTTTACTCTACCTACATAGGCTACCCCACAAGCAGCTATTACTTGGAACATTTCCCAAGCATCTTGCATTGTAAATGTTCCTTTATCTAACACATTATTAACTGGGTTATTTAAACCTACTACCATAGTTAAGGTTATACCCCAGAAACCTATGGACTTCCAAAATGGTTTTGTACATAAAACTTTAGTTTCAGTATCTAAGGTTTCAATTACTTTTATATTTCCACTAGAAGAATCAAAGTAGTTTCTAAGGACTATTTGCTCTTCCTCACTTAAATTACTTATTAATGGAATTATTGTTTCAGGTATATCCGAATTATTCATGTTTCACATTCAATATCTTCATTAATTCAACCAACTGTTAAATAAGAAATAGTTCTCAATAAGAGGATAAGGCTAACTATTTCTTACTTATAAATGTAGACCAGCAATCAGAAGGGTTATTAGGACTTTCTGGACTAGCTTCTCTACCTAAATCAGAATAGGAATAGTAAACCATTTCTCCACTATGATTGAAATCATAATCTCCTCTAGTACCCAACCAACGCCCCCAGGGGTCATGACATATAAAGTGTTTCTTTGTATCATCGTAACCAATTATGCATATGATATGTCCAGCAAATGTACTATATACTCCTAACGTACAAGGATTCCCTTTATTAAGCTGGTCTTTAATATCTTGGAAACTCCTTTTAGTACTATAGGTAGCATTAAGTCCATAATCTTTAATTACCTGTGCTACATGTTCACCGGCAAATCTATTAAGTCCCCCTTTAATAGCATATTGATACAACTCGTCCTCTAACTGTACTCCGTTATGTAAAGGCTTAATCCCATGATAGGCCATTATCATAGCTGCACTTGTTAGGAAGCAGGAAGTGTTAGGTTTATATCTATTATCATATTGAGCAAAGAAAGGTACTCCTTTAACTAGTACTTCTTTATTAGCTATGGGGGTTGCAACGGAGGGTTTCGGTTCTTCTATATAGCAATGACCCATGAAAGCATACCATCTTTGATGACCTTGAATCGCTTCACGGAGGTCCAAGCAATAATGATTAAGATGCTCCACTATACGGATACAATCGAAAGACTGACCCTTTTTAAGAGTGTATAAATCCTCAGGTCTAGTTACAACTGCTTCTCTGGTCGAAGGTTTTAATACTGTATCTCTTTCTACTACTATCTTCTTATATATAAGATTAATCATTAGAATACTCACTTATTAATGACTGGATCATTCTATTTGGGATAACTGTTAATGCTTTTAGTAATGTAGGCTTATAGGCAGTAATCAATTGACTAGACATTTGAAGTAGGAAGCCTTGATTATCATATAAACCTATACGAACTTCTATGGCTAAATTATCTAACCCCGACGGTACTTGAAAGTCTTCAATAGAAGGCAGATTATCTGCTCTATGCAAATGAGCATATATTACTTGAGGTAACGCGGTGACCTCATAACACACGTAGTAATTACTTAAATCCATTATATAAATTCATATCTCAATATCTTTATATTTTAACCACTTACTATATAATTACTGGTTTGATTAATCTTCTACCTTTTGTAAATAATGACCTAGTAATAAATATAGTAATCTTAACTCCACTATGAATGCCCGAGAGATTCCTATATCACTATTTAACCTAGATAATAATCTCTCTCTGAATAATCGGATAGATGAATGATTAGGTAATTCATATAATGTTAAACCTTCCGTTATTATTTGACGTAGAGAAGTTTTATCTCTATTAATAGCTAATTGAGTAGTAAGAGATTCTTCATATGAAAGATGGAAACTTATTCTTTTACTACCATCTACTACTTTTACTGCCATGCTGGATCTTTAAATCTCCTTTGATTATATTTCTTATACTTCTTACTAGTACGGCTCATATCTTCAGTGTTCCAGAAGTCATCCTTAAATTGGTGAGCTTTACCAGGAGGTTTTAATCTAACCTCATAAAGGGTATTCTGAGGATGTACAAGTATTTCTCTGTATTCCTCATCTTCTCCTTTAGGGTGATAAGACCTTCCTGCCTTAGCTTCAACCGTACCATATATATCTATCTCTATATATTTAGGAGATATATCATCTCCAGAAGGTGATACTTGATACCATGTTTCTACTATCTTTATTTCTTCTTCATATCTGGAAGTTTGATATTGGTTGAAAGATTGGTTCCCTACATTCTTAAAAGTAAGTGTTACTTGAGGCTCTCCTAATGGACTTATCTTAGGGGATTCGGTTATATTCATATATAAGGAATCTCCTACTTGTAAATCAAAAGGAACATCTGCCCTTATTACTACCCCTAGAGCTTTACCGCAACTAAGGGTTTTTGTGAATACATAAGGCAACTCTTCATATAGGTCATGAGTAGATGAGTCAGGGTTACTGTATGTACTGAAGGGTCTATCCCACCTAACTGTATCTTCCTTCCTATTGTAATAATATATTTCTTGATACCATATCATCCGTTCTCTATTCCATCTAAAGAAGGGCTTGGTCCCTTTGTATATATCTTCATAGAAAGGATGGTTTACTCTGTAGAACTCAGTACCCTTTAATTCAGGGTCATACTCATCAAATGTAACTTCTTTTACATATACAGGATCCTCATTGTCATCTGTCTCAAAGATTAATTCAGTGAAACTTCTTGACCATATCTCTTCTCCTACTATGGTATTACTAGTTAATTCCCATTTAACATCAAGCTCTTTATAATGTTTCTCTTTTGTAGAAGTAGAAAACCCTTTATGAATAGGTGGGACCTCCCCTTGAACTATCTCATCTAAAGGAGCAGTCTCATCTAATCCCTTAACGTAATTAATTAACTTATTAAATGCTTCTTTCATATAAATCTAATTTAGACACCTTTCATCCTAATATTACCTTTGGGTCTCCAAATAAAGATATACCTTCACTACATTTACCAGGAGCAGTAGCCATAGGTTTATTATTTGCCCATACTTTATTATTTACTGATAGTACTGAACCAGCATAAGTCTTACTACCTAGTTGACATACAAACTTACCATTAATTACTATTTTGTTACATCCGGTAAGTGCTACTCCTGGAGTAGGTGGAGGGGGTATTAATCGGAGGACTCGATGTCCTATGCATAACACCATCTTGGGTATTGCCATATATATTTATCTCTTCTGATTGCTCTCTACTCTTTATGTCTTTTAATTGTTCTCTACTCTTTCTTTCTGTACTTAAAACTATGTAATCTCCTTCTAATAACAAGGACCCTTTAGACTTGATTAATAAGTCCCCTTCTTTACTGAACTCAATTAGATTCAATAGTTTATATAGCTTAAATATATTCTTTATCAGTTTCATTAGTATTGTATTAAAAACACATAAGGAGGGGAATTTTCCCCTCCTTTATATTAACCGAAAGTGTAAGTTCGCATACTAGCGGTTGCTCTACCTAATGTATTAGCCCCCGAAGGTTTCCTAATTGGAATAGGGTTAGCAACATTGGCTCCTGCTGGATTAGGTCGATAATTCATACCTGCATTATATGTAGTCCCTGCTGGTAAATTAGCTCGATATAAAATCATAAGTTATTTCCTCTTTATCTTCTTTATCTTCTTTATCTAATGGGAAATATTCCCCATTGTTATATCCTAGAATATTACCATTATGAAGTATTAATGTAGGCGGTCTTAATAACTCCTTAATAGATGTAAATATTCTCTGGTTCAAATCTAATCTATCTTTTTCTATTGATATAAAACTAGAGATAGGGCTTATAGCATCAATGGTCTTAGGGGCTTCTGTAGAAAGTATATAAGTGACTCTAATCTCTAACTCTGTACTTACTTTGAATAATTGAATAGACTCCTCAGTTTCTACCTTCGCTATTAAATATGGAGAGGTGTAGTAGAAAGGATTGAGTTTATCTCTAACTTTCAATCTTTCTTTTATTAACTCCATATTTAATACACCATTATTTAATTCTAAATGAGGATAATTAAAGGTTGAATCTGTAAATACTCCATAGACTTTAAGCTCCCAATTCGTATGAAATCCAATAAGAGTAATCATGTAATTAGTTAGATTTTAATTAACTGGATTTAACTTCTTCCTTTAGTTCCCAGGCTATAGTAGGATAATTACCGTCTGGTGATTGAGATAAGTGTAGTTTATCTCCTTTAAGTAAAGAATATTTAAACTCTTTTATATTAATGTTCCAATCTTTGGGAATAGGTGTAAATACTACATCTTCTTTTACATATACGGTTTCTAATTGTTTAGATTCCTTCTCGTCTATTACTAATTGAGGTAAAGGAATATGCACTCCTATTAAAGTTTCCACTGTAAGACTAAACCTTTCTTTCTCTTCTTGACTTAATCTACAAATGGGAATATGATAACTAACATCGTCAGAGAAGGCATACTCAAATGGAGTTATACCCATTTCTTCTTCTTCTTCTTCTTTACTGGCATCTACATCTTCCCGCCCAAAGTCATCGCTGCCATATAAAGCCGTGAGAATAGGGAATCCATTATCTGGATTAATAGTATGACTTAGATTGTCTTTTATCCAGGTAACAGCATCATGTTTATTAGTCTCTAGGAATACATCACAAGTGGCTTCGGGTAACACCTCCATTTCTAATAGGGAGCATTGGGATGTATGAGAACTAAAGAATATACATCGAGCACATTTATCCTCAGTCTCAGTACTAGAGAAATAATTAACTTCAGAAGGTGAAGGAATATTTCCTTTTAATCTATCTTCAATTACAAATGCTTTTATTTTAGGAGTGAACATAATGAATTTAATTATATGTTTTGATATTAGGGCTGGACCTAATATCTAATATAACCAATATGTTTTAGTGGCGTCGCTTTTTTCATCTAATTAAGTTCATCAGTAAATCAGGAGAATCCAATGAATACTCAAGTAGTTCGTAATCAAGTAGATGTAGAACAAATCCGTCTGTTACTCGTTGATACCTGTAATGCTAAATGTAAAGGTTGTCATAACGAAGGACAGGATATCTCAGGTAGTGTAATGAGCCTTGAATGGATTGAGAAGTTCATAACTCAAATCTCTCTCCTTAATGTAGGAGAGATTATTCTATCAGGAGGAGAACCTCTGCTTCACCCCTACTTACAGAACATTATTAAGATTATTCGAGAGAATCTTAACTGTAGTATCTCCCTTAATACGAATGGTTCTGTAGGAGATAAACTTGTTGCAGTATATCCTCTTGTGGACGAAGTTAAACTTCATATTGAATCCTCTAATAAGGAGGAATAAGGAGGAATATGAAGAATTAATGAAACTTGATTTCATTAAGATTCAAGATGTGCTTGAACAACTACCGGATTACTCTAAACTTATCTTCTCTTCTATTTTACGGAGTAAAGAACAAGCCCTGGGATTAATCCAGTTCTCTAAGAAGTATCAGGGTTCTGGACTAAAGTTTAATGAGTTAACAGTTGAACCCCAGCTTTCTATTGCTGAACTAGAACACTTACTAGTTAATGAAGAAGGTTACTTTGTAACTAAACGTCAGTATAAGAAAGTAACTCTGACACATTCCCAAGGGCCTACTGTGTATCTTCGTACTTGTGAAGGTAATAGTCTTTTCATTGATGCTAATAAACATCTACGTCGGAACCTTACTGGGGTATCTGTTGACTTGAGTTCCGTAGTAGATAAAGAGTCTACTGAAGAACTTACATTCCTTCTTAGTTCAGTGGAAGAAGTTGAGTACCGCTGGTGTATCTCTCAGCCAGCATTTTCTTCTATTGGTTCTATCCTAGGTCTTCAACAGAGTTATCAGTATCAAATGGACCGTGTGTATGTATTCAATAATACAGAAAATACATACTTTCGTATTAAGGACCGAGGAGGCGTTCTAACCTTTGATATTAAAGGACGGGGTTCTGATACGGAAATGTTTCGTGAACAAACAGTTGAACTATCTAGTCTAACTGAAGCTCTTGAGTTTGCTGATAAGAATGCTCGTCCCTCTATCTCTATTGAGAAGTTTCGAGCTTCTTGTCATATAGGTAACTGTGAACTGTCTCTCGATAAAGTATCTGAACTAGAATACTTTATCGAAATAGAAGGACCTGTTGCAAAACTCGTAGCTACTAAGATTGGACTAGACCCTAATCAACAAGCTAAGGCTTATGGCTACTATATTGAGAATGGTATTAAACCCGTACCTATTGAACTCGATATTACTGAGCTGAATCTAAAGGGTATCTAGAAAATACTTTCTCCTTTGATTTATTGCACATCTTTCTTAATTGACTATATTTAATTAAGAAAGATGTTTATTTACTATATAGAAAATATGAAAATATCTAAATCTAATATTACTAATATTACTATTGAAGAATGCCATCAGTTAATGCTAAGACTTCCCCCTAAGACTAAAAGTGAGGAATGGTTGGCTTCCTATCTTTGTAATAAAGAGAATCCCGAGAAGGAATTAGAGAATATAAGTAGGGTTAATATTGAATCTATTATTAGAAATGCTTTGATATGTGGAGATACTATTCCTCTATCTTCTATTGATGTAGAACTATACACCGATATTAAATCTAAACTAATTAAAGATAGGGCAAGTCTTTATAAGGATATGTTTCAGGAACTTAAGAAATATATTCCTGATGTTACTGAAGATATATTTAGAGTTCTATATGTAATGAGTGTAAGTACAAGGGGTTTTGCTGAGGTATCTACTATTAGGTCTCTTTATACAGTAGTTAGGTATAGTTACTATTTGAAGATTAGTAATTGGTTAAATAAACAACACAAGCAATAAACCTCTTCAGTAATTAACGTGGAAAGCTCTCTAACCCTTATTAGAAGTTCTTCTTTCTTAATTACTCAAGATGTCTAATATATTAAATAAAGGAATATATTAAATAAAGGAATATATTAAATAAAGGAATATATTAAATAAAGGAATAAATGAAATGAATTCAAATGAAAAGAATTGGATGTCGCTTATTATGCTCTTAGGTTTAATCACTATGATTCTATTAATCTATGTAGCCTTTGTTATTAGTGAACCCTCCGTTTAATAAAGAATGCCTTTGCTATCTAATTAATCTCTTTGTAAAAGCATATGAATATTTGTAACAATACTGATAAGTTAAATACTAAAGAAGATAAATCCTTCACTTTGCCTTTACCTGATGCCGCTTACTGGGAAATAGGCCTAAACCTTAATAAGGAAAATCAAGTCTATGAAAAGTTCCTTAGTCCTAGTGGAAATAAAACTATTGTAGATAAAACCTATCTCAAAGAAGTTGACGCTGTGGTATATCTAGTGGCTGAAAGTAAAAGTAGAGGCAAGGCTTATTCTTTAATTAATGATAAAGCTAAGTCTATGAAAGAACTTATTAAAGAAGAGGAATATGAAGAACAAGAATGGAGCTAGGGCTGAACTTCATATTTCAAGAAATATCTCATGTAATATTTTTATTTCAATGAAGTAAATATTACTAATAGCGGGAGTTGAAAATCCCCCCTGTACATCAAGAGTTTAAATAAGGAGATTTCTTATTTCTTTCTTATAAACATTTCTTATTTCTTTCTTATAAACATGTAGGTAAATATTACTAGTTATAAAGTAGAGTAATAAATCTTTATTAGTTAATACTAGAAATATAGAATTTTAATAG